GCAATGCCTTCGCCAACGCCCCGCCCGAGGTCCAGCAGCACTACATCAGCGGGCAGGAGACCTACGCCCGGCAGCGGGGCATGGTCGAGCTCCAGCGGCACCTTGCGGACCAGCAGCGGGAGAAGGATCTCGCGCTCATCACGCAGGCCCAGAAAGACGGCTTCACACCGAAGCACTCACCCCAAGTCGCGGCAGCCGCGGCCCGGCTCAGGATTCCCGATTCTTACTTCACGGGCGACCTGTCCGAAGAGGACATCCAGGGCGTGCAGGCGGGCGATCCGGCATCCATCGCCCAGTTCTACAACACGACGCGCAAGGCCCCGCCCGCGGCTCTCATGCCCGGGCGTGGCGGCGGCAAGCAGCCCGTGACTCCAGAGCAGGCTCAGGAACGGGCGTCAACGCTGATCCAGCATCTCGGCGGCGAGGGCGCTGTGCCGCCCGACCTTGTTGGAATCATTCAGGACTACGCCAACCGCGGCGAGCGCATCCCGCTCGGTGTCTATGACCGCATGTATGCACCCGGGAAGGAAGCGGCCCGGGCCAAGGCCGCGAGCGTCAAGGCCGAGATGGAGATCAGGAAGCGGCACCTTGACATGGCGAACCAGGCCGTCCGCAACAACCAGTCGATGTGGAACAAGGCCCTCGAGATGAGCGGCATGGACCAGCAGCGGGCATCTGAGAAGTACCCGAAGCTGATCCAAGACCTGAACGCGGCCAAGGCCAGCCGGAACGAAGTCTTGGGCGAACTGCACGACGCGATGCAGCCCGATCCTGTGACGCCGGGCGCTCCCCCGGCGCAGCGCGGAGGACCGCCCGATGCCGCGCCCCCAGCGCCGCCGGCCAATCCGCCCGCGGCTCCCGCGCAGCAGGCTGATCCCGCGGCCCGCATGAAAGCCCTCTGGCAAGAGTTCCCGAACTACACACCCGAGCAGATCGTCGCGGAGTACCAGCGGCGCCATGGAGGTTCCCGATGAGTACCGTCCAACTTCGCACCTACGGGGCCGCGGAGGTGTTCGAGAGCGGCGTCCGCAGCGTGTTCGGCACCCTGAACGCCCCGATCGGGGAGGTTTCGTTCACAGGGCAGGGCACGGTTTACCGGCCGTCCTACCCGGTCCTGACCCGCAACACCATCGCCATCTTCACGGGCACCGCGGGGCAGCGGTTCCAGTTCCTCGGCTTCCGCATCATCGGCGACGGGACGCTCTGGATCGGCGAGCAGCACGACAAGCCGACCGACGCGGCCAACGACGATTACACGCCCACGGGCGCCCAGACCCGTTGGCACTTCCGGCAATGGACGTGCGAGATGGGCGTCTGCTGCTGGAACACGGACCTTGCGATCGGGCACGCGACGGCGGCGAGCGAGTACGCGGACAACTCGGGCAATCCCGCGCTGTGGACGACCTACCTGTCGGCCGTCATCACGAAGAAGCTGTATCAGGTGCAGCTCTTCAACCCGTCCACGACCGATCCGGTCCTGGTTGAATCCCTCCTGGTGCTGACCGAATGACCGCAAGCGCTTCACTTCTGGAACTGGCGCGGCAGACGCGGCCGGGTGGCGGCGAGCCCGACCTGTTGACGCTGGCGAAGCAGACCGCCCCGAACGCCGAGAAGTACATTCGGCTCGACATGCCGCCCGACTTCGGCAATCCCGACTCGATCGGGACGGCGGACCTCGGAGGGCAGGGGTACACGCCGCGGAATGGACCACCCACCCAAGCGCCGGCAGCAAACACCGGCAGGCCGATCCGCGTTCCCGGCTCGCTCGAAGCCAGCGGGATGCCGCAGGATGTGACGTTCACGCAGCAGGGCGAGCCCTACAACCCGCGAACGGTGCTTCCAACTCAGGTTGAGGAGCGGATGGGACGCGCCAGGATCGACCAGCAGGTCGCTTCCGAGTTCGGACCTGTCGGCCGGTTCGGGCAGGCAACACTCGCGGCTACCGACACCGCGATCCGAGAGGCCGGGGCGACGTGGCAGAATCTCGGGAGTCAGGGCGTTCTACCGACCCTGATGGCTGGATCGAGCGGCGAGATGCCGCACCGCGCCGAGCAGTACACCGGCATCATGGACGAGCAGACGAGGGCCGCGAACGAGAACATCGCGGCTCAGGCGACCGGGGCGGAACACTTCCTCGCCGGGCTCGCGTCGATGCCCGCGACGTTCCTCGACCCGCGAACCATCGCGGCGATGATCTTGGCAAAGAGCCCGGCCGGGCCAGCGAACTCGTTCATCAACGACCCGCGCGTCTTTGGCGTGCTGGAACAGCGGATCGGGCGAGTAGGGGCCGAAACGGTCAAGAGCATGGTTGAGAACGCGAACGTGGGCGGCGCGTTCGGTGGCATGGATGCGGCGCTGCGCGGCGGGAACATGCTTGAGGGCGCGGCCCAAGGCGCTATCACGAGCGTTCCGTTCGGTGTGGCTGGCGCGGTCCGCGGAATACGCGAGGTGATGCGATCACCCAACAATCCCGTCGTCGCGCCCGAAGTCTCGCGGGGCGGGGAAGAACCAAACGCGAACCGAGTACCCGAGGCTCCACCACCACCGGCGATTCAGGATCTTCCGCCTGATGGGGTAACCTCGCCAGTAGTCGGACGGAACGAGCAGGCCGCCCCGAACCAAGTCCCTGAACGCGTGGTCGGAGCAGTAGATGCGCCCCGTGATCTTGGCGGGGACGCTCCCGTAGATGGCGGTCCTGCCGCCGAACCGCGGCCCGTTGACGATCTCGTTCAGCCGCCGCAAATCGCGCCGAAGGTCACTGAATCCGTTGTCCAAGACGCACCTCCCGCGGCCGAGCCGCGACCGGAGAGTGTAGTGTCGCCGCGCGAACCCGGGGCCGTGACGGAAGAGGCGATCAGGGCGCGCGCGGAAGAACTCGCCATCGACATGCCGCGGATGGACCCGCAGGCCCGATGGGAAGCGGCTCGTCGCCAACTTGAGGCCGAAGCCGGTACACCAATCACACAGGAGCCTCCCCGTGAAGTCCAAGCCCCAATCCAAGCAACAGAAGTACCTCGCGGCCAAGAAGCGGGAGAAGGAAGAACGCAGCAAGGGCAAACTGGTGAAGCCGTACCGCCCGGGGATTCCCGACCGGATGTGCTAGAGCCGCCGCGGGTGAAAAAGGTGTCAAGCGAAGTCCGTGGACTAAGCACGACTACCGATGGAACTACGGTTGATTCCTACGAAATCACGCATGGAAGTGTGAAAGTAAATGCCACCGTATTCGCGCGACCTGACGGAACGCTAGCTCTAAATATCCACGCTTCCGAGGGCGGGACTCTTGGGACACGGGCTGTTCTCCAGCTTCGAAACATCCTTCGAAAGCTGTATCCAAACGCAACTCGGATTGTCGGGGAGAGGGTTGGCACAACCGGAGGGCCAGAAGGTCGGCCCGTTGACATCGCCCTAAAGCCCAAGGTCGTGAAGCCGTCACAGGCGACGGACAACCCGTATGTCGGCGAGTACAACGCTGCATCCAAGTCCCGCGATGCGGCGTGGAAGCGGGTCAAGGAACTGCGCACGCGCGTGAAGGAAGTTGGTCCACAGGCTGGGCAGTTGCGGCTCGATCTTCTGAAGGCCGAGAGCGCCCACCGCGAAGCCGTGAAGCGGGTTCGTGACGCCCGTAAGACCGTGGAGGCCCGTGCGCAGGAGGTTGGCGAGACGACGAAGCCGACCCCCGATCTTGAATCACAAATGACTCACAACTTGGGAGCGCGCTCACAAGTTGAATCACAACTCAAGGGAAAGCCCCCCACCCTCGCCGAAGTCCGCCGCCAGATCAAGGAGCTTGGCGCCGAGCCGATCAAGGGGCCAAAGGCGAAGCTGGTGGAGCAGTTGGAGGGGTTGAAGAAGGGCGCAGCAGCGGGTGAAAAGGTCGCAGTAAACCCGCCAGAGGTGCCAGTAGAGCCGCCGAAGCCCACCGAGCCCGACCCGCCCGGTCCCGAGCCCACTCAGACATCCGCACGCATGGCTGACATGGACCTGGATCGCAAGGCGATGGGGCTCGACTCCATCAACTCGCCGGAACGCCGCGGATGGGAGACGGCGTTGTCAGAGGCCAAGTCAAAGGGGCTTGGAACACCCGACAAGGCCGCGGCGCTCATCCATGAGATCAACAACAAGCCGCGATCCCTCAATGACACCGAGACGGCGGGGCTCGTGCTGCGGGCAACGGAACTCAAGAACCAGCACCGCGGCATCATGGAAGAGGTTGCGAAGCTCACGGACGATTCCGAGATCCGCACCAAGGGCGAAGAGGCACGCCGGATCGAACAGGACTTTGACGCGCTCTCGCAGGCGCTCCGGTCCAGCGGCACAGAGAAGGGGCGGGCGCTCGCCGCGCAGAAGCTCACACTGGACGAGGACATGAGCCTGATCGCGGTCAAGGCTCGGGCCAGGGCCGCGAAGGGATCGGCGTTGACGCCCGCGGAGACGGCGCGCATCGAAATGCTGACCAAGAGCCTTGAGGAAGCAAACGCCAAGATCACGGAACTTCAGAACAAGAGTGCAGATGGGAGAGCAGAAAAAGCCGTACGGCGCGGAACCAAGCGGACGACCGAAGCCAAGCGACTCGCCGAGTACACCGATCTGCTGAAGCAGACTCGTGAACTCTTGAAAGCTGGGTGCCTGTAATGCCAACTCCCGCGAAGGTTGATTGCTCCAAGTTGGCGATGGCTATCTATCGGCTCGCCATGAACGTCGCCGCTGGGCTCAAGGTGCGAGACATCGACTCTGTGGTCGCGGCCATCCAGAAGGACATCCCGGAGATTCGTCGGGCGGACATCGTGAGCGCCATCAACGAGGCTCTTGATTCTCGATCTGTGAGTAAGTCGGAAGCGGTAAAAGCGATGGACGCCGTGAGGCGTGAGGCTCGCACTGACCGGGAACTCAGGAAGCAGGCACAGGACTTCAAAAACTTCATCGAGGCTGATGCCGCGGCAACCAGGAAGCCAAAGCCGCCAGATCGCACGCCCGAGGCCATCGCCGCGCTCAAAGCTCGCCGGGATGCGTTCAAGAAAGTCATCGACGCGAATCGGGTGGAGGATCGGGTCAAGATTCAGAAGCGAATCGACGAGATCAACAAGCACATTGCCGATGGGACTGTTCCGGCCAAGACACCGCGCGAACCTGCGGCGTCGGACTTGCAAGCACTCAGAGACAAGCGGGACGCGCTTCGGGTCGAAATGAAGCGGGCCGATCCATCCATCCGAGCCAAGCTCAAGGATCAGATCGCAGAACTGCAGGGCCACATCGACAAGGGAACATTGCCCGCATCGCCAGCGCCGAAGCGGGCCGCGCCTGCCGACGTTGCCGCACTCAGGAAGCAACGGAATGAGCTGACGGCAAAACTCCGTCGATCCGATCCCGCTCGCATCGCTAAAATGGAGGCGAAGGTCGCCGAACTTGAGTCGCATCTTTCGGCCGGAACGCTGCCAGCGAAGTCGGCGCGAACCTCGGGCGTTGAACCGGAACGGCTTACAGAACTCCAAACCCAAACCAAGGCTCTTCGCGCTGCGCTGGCAAAGTCGGAACCAGCTCTCCGGGAAAAGTTCACAAAGCAAATTGAGGACCTGACCGCACGACTGGAAGAAACGGACGGGGTGATGCCGGTCAAAAAGGACGACCCGCGTTATTCGCCGGAGATTGAACGCCTTGCCTACCAGCGTGACCGGCTCCGCGGCCAGATCCGGCAGAAGGTCGCGGACATGCGGCCCAAGTCGATCTTTGCCAAGACCGCCGAGCCGGTGAACCTCGCGCGGTCGGTGATGACAAGCATGGACGTTTCGGGCGTGTTGCGGCAGGGCGGATTCATCACGATTGGGAATCCCGTCCGCGCCGCCAAGTCGCTTCCGGCGATGTTCAAGTCGTTCGCGTCCGAGCAGAAGGCGCACGCGATCATGGAGGAAATCCACGGACGCGACAACGCCCCGCTCTACGCCAGGTCAAAGCTGTATTTGGGCGAGCTTGACGGGCCGCTCGGGAAGCAGGAAGAGGCGTTCATGTCCCGGCTGGCGAGCAAGATCCCGCTCGTGGCGGGCTCCCAGCGTGCCTACACGGTATTTCTCAACAAGCTGCGGGCCGACTCGTTCGACGCGATGGCTGCAAATCTGGCCCGCAACGGCACGCCGACCGGGGCTGAATCCCGCGCCATCGCCAACTACATCAACGTGGCGACGGGCCGGGCACCGCTCGGGAAGGCAGAGGCAGCCGGACAAACTTTGGCGACGGTGTTCTTCGCGCCGCGCTACGCCATCTCGCGGTTCCAACTGCTCGCCGGGCAGCCGCTCCACGGCGGAACATGGAAAACGCGGAAGCTCATCGCCAAGGAATACGCGAAGTATCTGGCCGGGATGGGCGTCGTCTACGGGCTCGGGAAGCTCGCGGGCGGGGAACTTGAGGACGACCCACGATCGAGCGACTTCGGCAAGATCAAGTTCGGCGACACGCGGCTTGATCCGCTATCCGGACTGGCGCAGACGACCACGCTTATCGGACGGCTGGCGACGGGAGAGTCGAAGCGGGCATCGGGCAAGGTGGTTCCGATCCGAGGCAATGTGCCGTTCGGATCGGACACCTCGGCCGATGTTGTCGCGCGGTTCTTGCGGTCTAAGCTGTCGCCCGCGGTCGGTGGATTGGTGGACATCGCTTCGGGCGAGAATGTCGTAGGCGAGAAGGTGACGCCGCTCGGCACCGCTGGCCGCATGATGACGCCGCTCGCGTTCCGGGACATTTACGACGTGATGCGTTCCGAGGGCGTTCCCGAGGGCACGGCGCTCGGTATCCTCTCCCTCTTCGGCATGGGCGTGCAGCACTACGAGCCCAGGGCCAAGAAGTCGCCCGAGGTTGACCTGTTCGGGCGGTAGGCGTCCGAACGCCTTACTGACGCAAAATATTTACGATTTGGACGAGTTTCGTTTCTTGACGTTTAGTGTCGTTTAGCCGATACTATGTTCATACCCCTTACCAAGGAGAATGAACATGACGAACCTCGATCGGCAACTCATCCAAGCGGCTTCGATGCTGGTTCACCGGGCGAATCTGTTGATCCGTGACGCTGCGGTCCACAACCACGAGAACCATGACGCCCTGCTCGCGGGCCTCAAGTCGGACGCCGCGGAAGTTGACGAGCTGGCCCGCAAGCGGCTGGCCCGTTGGCGGACGATCAACGACGCCGCGGACGGCAAGCTCGAGGCCGCGGGCGTGCTGGACACCGCGGTTGAGCGGATGATCGACAGTGTGCCAGCGGTCTCGCTCGGGCAGGGCGAGTATCGCCGCAACTGGCCGGAAGGTGGTGCGCGGTGAAAAAGACCATCGAGATCGAGATCGAGTTCACGCCCGTCCGCGCAAAGGGCGACAACGGCCCGTGCGTCGAGGACATCGAGTTGAACATCAGCAAGGACGAGCTTGAGAAGTTGGTCCTTGACGCGATCTGGGATCAGCACGGCGATGACATCACTGATCGGGTGTGGGAGGAAACATGAAGATCTCCGATCGCATCAACATCGAGGCGGCGCGGCACGCGGTTGGCATCCACCGCGATTGGTCCGAGGCGGAATACTTCGCCTTCCCGGCGCTCAACCACTCCCTGATCGACCACGGGCTCCGCAGCATGGCCCACTTCTACGCCGAACTGATGAACCCGCAGCCGTTCGACTCGGACGCCATGCGGCTTGGCACGGCGATGCACTGGGCGGTATTCGAGCCCAAGCGCCTCGAGACCGGATGCGTCCGCTCCGAGAAGTTCGACCGGCGCACCGGGGAGGGCAAGGCCGCGGCCTACGAGTTCGAGAAGAAGAACGAGGGGGCGCTGATCCTGGAACCCGAAGCCTACGAGCAACTGATCGGGATGCGGCAGTCGATCGCGCGGGCCGATCGCGTTCGGTGCCGGAAGCTGCTGGAACACGCGGGTCCGATGGAGGCCGCGGCGGTCTGGATCGACCCCGAGACCGGGCTCCCGTGCAAGGCCAAACTCGACAAGTTCATCCCGAACGTGCTGGCCCTGGATCTCAAGACCACGATCGACGCATCGCCGGATGCGTTTGCGCGGGCCGTGGCGCGATTCGGCTACCACCGGCAGGCGTCGTGGTATATCGACGGCTTCCGGCTCGCTACGGGCGAGGAAACCCCGTTCACGTTCGTCGCCATCGAGAAGTCCCCGCCGTTCGGGGTGGGTCTCTACTCGCTCGGGATTGAAACGCTCGGGGTGGGTAGGTCGCAGAACCGGCGCCTGCTCCGCGAGATCAAGGCGTCGATGGAGAGCGGGGTGTGGGCCGACTATCCAGACGAGGTGAAAGAGCTTGAACTGCCCAAGTGGGCGCTGAAGCTGGACGAGGGCGGTATGCCCAAGATCGAGGACTTTGAACACTCATTCTGAGGAGGTCGCAAGTGAACGAGAAACTGATCGACGAAGTGATGGGCGAGGCCGAACCAGTCAGGCCCGCGGACACCACGATCGTGCCGGCCGCGGCACAAAGGCCCGAGGTCGCTATCGCGGTCCCCATCGAGAACGGGCGGCTCGCGCCGACCGAGTTCGGGCAGCTTCCGCGGCTTGCCATGGCGCTGTACCGGGCCAACTCGCTCCCCAAGGCGTATGACAAGCTGACGCCCGAGCAGGCGGTCGGCCGTGCGATCATCGCTATGGGCTACGGGATGCCGCTGGGCCTCACGCCCTTCCAAGCGGTCAAGTCGGTCGCGGTCGTCAACGGCGTGCCGTCGATCTGGGGCGATGACATGCTCGGCCTGGTCTACCGATCCGGGCTCGTGGACGGCATTGTCGAAGAGGGGTGGGACGAACTGGAGAAGGACGGCACCGCGGGCGACAAGACCGTCGCGTGGTCGCAGGCCAAGCGGAAGGGATCGGCGACCGTGGTGCGGCGGACCTTCGGCGCCGCGGATGCGAAGGCGGCTCAACTCTGGACCAAGACCGGCCCGTGGGCGAGCGGCTATCGCAAGCGCATGCTGCAGCGCCGGGCCCGTGCGTGGCTGCTGCAAGACCTGTTCCCGGACGCCCTTGGCGGGCTCGGGATGGCAGAGGAGCAGGAGGACCTCCCGGCGCGGAGTAGTGACGCGGCGAAGATCAACGAGAAGATCGACGGGCTTGGACAAGGGAGCGTGTGATGGCTGGCGACTACGCGATCTTCCGGCAGCGTCTCGCGCCGGACATGATGAACAACCCGTCGATCATGGAGATCGTCGCGGCAGGCCCGTTCGACACGGCGAAAGAAGCGGCGGAGTGGATCGTCGAGAACCACACGGTGAACGAGACGCTGAACTGAAGGCAGGAGGTTAACAGCATGGACATTCAAACCATGAGTGATGACGCCCTGATTGCTCTCGCCGACGACATCCGGCGTGTCCTCGCCCGTCGCCGCTGGGCGGTTGGGGATCGTTGTTTCTGGCGCGACCGCGCCGGAATGGTGCATCAAGGCACGGTGAAGGCCCTACTCGCCACCGGCCTTCTTGGAGTCGCCAAGAAGGGCGAACTGCAATGGGGGAACGCTGTGGACCCGGTAGAGGCCACAAAGACACTGGAGGCTGCATAATGGCATGGAATCCGACACCAGAGGTGCAGGTTGCCCGCGACGCGGCGAAGGCGCTCACGAAGGCAGGCCGGTTCATTGATCGCTGCGTGATCCTGTTCACAACCGAGCAGGGCCAGATCGGCTACGCCAGCTACGGAAAAGACTCGAATCACTGCGGGCAGGCTAGGAGGCTCGCAGACTCGATCTACGAGCGGTCCATTGAGGCAATGGAGTTGATACCCGACTTCCATCACCGCCACAGCAGCGACATCGGTGACGGCTCGGGCATTGATTGGGATGGCCTGGAGCGGGAGATGGTGATGAAGCTGCGGCTGCTTCGCCGGTCACTTGATGCCTTCCCGGGTCCGGGCAACAACGAAGTCACCCGCAAGGTGTACATGCGGGACCTTGTGATGCCAGCCGTAGAGCTGCTGGGTCGCTTCGGGAACTGCGTGAACCTTGTCCAAGACGAGCCGACGACCGGCCCGGTCTGTGACGACTGCGGCTGTCCTTCTCCAGACCCGGAGACGCTCCACGAGGCAACCGGCATCCGCATTTGTCACGCCTGTGAAGATCGGGCAGCGGCTAAGGCGCGTGAATATGAGCGCCCCGGGGCGTAGCGGAACTGAAACCCGCCGGTTAGCGGCGAGAGAAGGTTGACAGCGATGGATGAGCACAGACAAGGAGTTGCGACAAATGGCGCTCGCGCAGAATCCCATTCCGAACAGGGTTGGGGTAAGGACCGATGAGTTCGATTACTTCGTGGTGCCGACGCGCCCGAAGGCAACCCCCAAAGAAAGGTGCGATCATGGAAGCTGAGAAGAAGGCCCGGAAGGTGGAGAAGGCTGAGTACGTCGTGGAGTCGCGTGCGAGCGAGGCGGATGGGTGGATCAAAGAGGGTGTGACCATCTTTGACGGAACGACGAGCGCCAAGGCGTGGATCAAGCAGCACGCCGAAGAGGGGATGCAGTACCGGATCATCCGCATCTGCTGGTCCGGCTCGATCGTGAAGGCGGTCAAGACCGTTCGCAAGCTGTCCTGAACCTCGGGGGGGATACCGAGGAGGGAATCGTGCGTATCACTCTGAACGAATCATCTGTCGCTGACTATTCGATGTTCTTGAAGGTCAAGCGGCTACCCAAGTACCAGATCATCGGGCACACAGCGATCTTCCCCGACGAGTACGCGAGCCAACTCGGGCTCAAGACTCAGCGACGGAAGGCGAACGTCTACAAGCCCGCGCCGTGGATGTTCGACTACCAGCGGGACATCTCCGCGATGGCGATTCAGAAGCGCCGCTATTCGGTGTTCGCGGACTGCGGGCTTGGTAAGACTCTCATCCTCTTGGAGTTTGCCCGCCACATCAAGGAAACCTACAAGCGTGGGCGGGTGCTGATCGTGTCGCCCCTGATGGTTGTGCGCCAGACCGTGGCGGAGGCCGCGCGGTTCTACGGCGACTCGCTGCCGATTCAGGTCATCAAGTCCAGCGAACTACCGGACTGGCTCAAGACCGGACGCGGAATCGGGATCACCAACTACGAAGCGATCACGGACGAGATTCCCGAGAACGTCGGGCTCGACGGGTTGATCCTCGATGAATCGTCCATGCTCAAGAGCCACTACGGGGCGTGGGGAACCCGGCTGATTGCGATGGGTCGCGGCGTTGAATACAAACTTTGCCTGACGGGCACGCCCGCGCCGAACGATCGAATCGAGTACGCGAACCATGCTGTGTTCATGGATGCGTTTCCGACCGTGAACAGTTTCCTCGCGCGGTTCTTCGTCAATCGCGGCGAGACTTCGGAGCGGTGGGAGTTGAAGGCGCACGCATTGGGTTCGTTCTACACAGCCCTGTCTCATTGGTGCGTGTTCCTGACGAACCCTGCGGTGTATGGATGGAAGGACAACTGCGGACAACTGCCGCCCATCCACATCCATGTTGAGAACGTGCCGATCACCAAGGCGCAGCGGGACATCTTTATGGACGAACACAAAGCCCTGTTTGTCGATGGGGCTGGTGGCATCGGAAGCCGTGGGAACATCGCCAGACTCGGCAAGGGGTTCCACAAGGGCGAGCGTGTCGAATCGAATAAGACCCAGTTCATCAAGGACCGCATCGAGAGCTGGCCGGATGAGTCCACGATCGTCTGGTGCAAGTACAACCAGGAACAGGACGACATCGCTGCGGCGTTGCCGGGGTGCGGGAACATCGACGGCAAGACGCCAATCGAAGAACGCGAACGGATCATCGCTGCGTTCAAGGCTGGCGAGATTCGCACGCTCGTTACCAAGCCGAAGATTCTCGGGTTCGGGCTCAACCTCCAGGTTGCCACCCGGCAGGTGTTCTCAGGACTCCAAGACTCATACGAAGAGTTCTATCAGGCGGTGAAGCGGTCGAATCGGTACGGCTCGACGCGCCCGCTGAACGTTCATATCCCGATCACAGAGTACGAAGCCCCAATGGTCGAAACCGTCTTGGCCAAGGCGAACAGGGTACAGAAGGACACCGAAGAACAGGAAAGGATCTTCCGTGAGCATGCTGCTATCAAGTGATTACCACATCCACCACGGCGACTGCATTACGCACATGGCGGACATGCCAGCCGCGTCGGTTGACTTCTCGGTGTTCTCCCCACCGTTCCCGGCGTTGTATGCGTACACGTCCGAGGCTGGCGACATCGGCAATAGCGAGAACCTCAAGCACGAGGCCAAGCTACACCTATCGTTCTTCTACCGCCAACTGTCCCGCATCGTGAAGCCGGGCCGGGCGATCGTCGTCCACGTCATGCAGATCCCGCGGATGAAGCGGACGGGCGAGGTTGGCCTGTTCGACTTCCGGGGTCTGAACATCCGCATTGGTGAACGGGCCGGGCTGGTCTATGAATACGACTGGCTCGTGCGGAAGAACCCACAGGCGCAGGCGATCCGCACCAAGAGCCGCGAGTTGCAGTTCTCGGGGCTGGAATCCGATCGGGCCAAGAGCCGGGGAACGCTCGGTGACTACCTCATCAAGTTCAGGGCACCCGGCGAGAACGCGGTCAAAGTGTGCGGAGAGAACCAAGTGAGCCGCCAGAACTGGATCGACTGGGCGGAATCATGCTGGCAGGACATCCGCGAAACCGACACGCTGAACGTGTCCGAAGGACGGGCCGAGGACGACACCAAGCACATCTGCCCGCTCCAACTGGAAGTCATTCGGCGACTCGTGAAGCTCTACAGCGATCCGGGTGAGATTGTGTTCTCGCCGTTCACAGGCATCGGTTCGGAAGGCTACATCGCCCTGTCCCTGTGGCGTCGGTTCTACGGGTGTGAACTCAAGAACGAGTATCACGCTGCGGCGATGAAGAACCTGCGCCGTGCGGTTGAGTCGCGGAAGAAGGAAGAAGAACAGATTCTGTTCAAGGTTGGTTGAACTCTCTCTCTCCTCCCCCGGCCTGCGCGAAAGCGTGGGCCCGGGTTTGAACGTCATGGGTATTCCCAGCGGGTACGAGACACCCGTTCATCACCCGCGCCCCGCGAGACTGGGTAGCCAAGAAGGGCGCACGTTCTTTGGAGTGATTCGATGGCACACATAGACGGATACGAGAGCCAGGACGCGAAGGCGGATTCGATTTCGATCGCGGTGGAGCGTGCGATGGGGGTGCTGCACGCGGATCTTGTCAAGCTGATGCGCGAGGTGAAGTTGCACGCCATCAACACGCAACTCGTCGAGAGCATGCGCGTGATCTGCAAGCGGATCGTCGAGCAGGAGGTTCAGGCGGCGAGGATCAAGATGCGGTTTGAGCTGGAGGAGGCGCGCCGCGGATTCGATGAGGCAATGCGAGAACGCGGCAACAGGCTGGATCTAACCGTCAAGGCGCTCCGCGTGTCGATGATGCGGATAGACCGGCTGACGGATGAAAAGCGGAAGCTGCGGGCCAAACTGCGAAAGGCGCCCAAATGACCGACGACGGACTCGGGGCGTACATGGATGAGGCGACACGCGGGCGGAGGATGCCTGCCCGCGGGCGGACCACTCGCCGCATTCAGGGTGTGATGAACAAGCTAGAGACGGCGTATTCGTACCTGCTGGAGAGTCGCAAGAACGCGGGCGAGATCATCCTGTGGGCCTTCGACGCGGTGAAGCTGCGGATCGCGGGCAATACGTTCTACACCCCGGACTTCATGGTTCAACTCGCCGATGGCACGATCGAGTTTCACGAGGTCAAGGGGCACTGGGAGGACGACGCTCGCGTGAAGGTCAAGGTCGCGGCAGAGGTGTTCCCGTTCACGTTCGTCTGCATCACCAAGGAGAAGGGTCTATGGAAGTACGAGCGGATCGGGTAGTTTGGCTAACACGCCGCGAGGCAGAGGTTGCGAGGCTCATTGGGCGCGGGTACTCGAACCGCGAGATGGCAAAGCTGCTATTCCTCTCGCGCAAGACCATCGAGCAGCACAAGAACAAGCTGTATCACAAGATTGGGCTGCACGGCCTGCGCGACGGGCACGAAGGGCGGGCAACGCGCTGGGCGATGCTGCAAGGGCTCGACAAGGTGACGGACGAACAGATCCTCAAGGGATGGGAGATCAAGCCGTGACACTGGACAAGATTGCAAAGCGCGTCTGCGCAGAACTCGGGCTGAGGCTGGCCGAGATCCAGGTCGGCGACTGCCGGAAGAAGCGGGTGGTGCTGGCGCGGTCGGCCATCGCGTACATCGCCCGTCGCAACTCCCACACGCTGAAGGAAATCCGCGACTTCTTTGGGCTGCGGTCGCACGGAAGCGTGGCCGGGTCGATCGAGCGGATGACTCTCGACATCCAGGACGACTGGACCGTGGGCGATCGGCTCGACGCGATGGACCCGCTGCGCGACTACTTCGACATGAAGCGCATGCCCGCGTGGATCGAAACGCTCTCGAAGTGAACTCCTCCCCCGGTGCCCGCGGCCGGGGTTTTTCACGCTCATTCCTGTGGCTTGCGGTTTCAGGGGAAGCTTGCTACATTTTCGACGCTGTCCACGATCAGAGTATGAAGCTCACCGAACTCAAATCGACGCGAAGCTCCCCCCTTGCTGCCACTCAGCCGCTCTGGTCAAGTGAACAGCAACAGCGAGGTGGGGGCTTTGCGCCGTTGGGGGGCCACTGATGGCCGACGAGCCCGTATTGGCGATCCGCGGGTGGACCGACAAGTTCACCACGAGCGAGCTTTCCCGCAAGGTCAAGTTCTGGCGATACGTCCCGATACCGACCAACCTTGGTGGGGAGCGATTCCGTATCCTGATGTCGTCCGGACAAGGGCGGGAAGCCTTCGGGATATTCATCGCCCTCTGTGAGCTTGCGGCCAACCTGCCCGAGCGTGGGGTGCTTGCCGACGAACGTGGTCCGCTGTCGCTTCGCTCGCTCGAAATCAAGATCGGTGCCCCCGCTGGCGATATCAAAAACGCCATTGACATCCTAACAAGCGACGAAATCGGATGGCTTGCGAAACACGTCCGGACAACATCCGGAGAACATCCGGACGACATCCGGCCTAACCCAACCAAACCCAACGTATCAGAACCTACCCAAACCCACCCGATCGGGCAGAACGGAAAGGCGGATTCATCTCGCGCTTCGTTGGGCTTGGTTGGTGGGGTGGGTAGGTGGGAACCAATGCAGCTCTTCGACTCGCTCGTTCGTGCTGGCGTACGCGCCGCCGTCGCAAACCGGATAGCCGTGTACGCATCGAAGTTCACGGGCTTCGATGTGGCCGCTGAGATTCAACGACTGCGAAACACCAAGACCGTCGCCAACCCAGAGGGGGCCCTGGTTCAACTGATGTGCAAGCACGCCGGGATTGATCTGGATACGCGATCGATGGTCGGAGACTTGCAAGCGATCGTCAACAAGCGGAGGGCAGAGGGATGAAAGCGCCGCCAGTGACCGGGTTCGTGTACGAGCTTTGCCATCGCTTCGACACCAACCCGGATGATCAGCTCTTCGAGCGACTCAAGAAACAAGGGATAAGCGTGTTCGTAGCCACCCGCGGAATGCGTGGTGATCCGGTCGGCAAGGATGACATCGAGATGGCCGGACTTGGACACGGCAAAATCTGTCCGGTGAAGCAGGGAGATCCCCGCGTGCCGATGGTCGCGCCCTTAGTTCACGGCGAGGTTCAGGAGATGACGCTTGACGAGTACAACAAGCGATTCCGAAAGGCAGCGCCATGACCTGCCCAAACTGTGAATCGCTCAGGCAGCGGGTCGCGGGCCTCGAACGGAGATTGGCAGAACTCAACGCCGGCCGCGGTGGGATCGACAGGAGCAAGACATGCACGAGAACACCCCGGGGCTGTTTCGCAAGGACGCCAAGGCCACCAGCCGAGTCGCAGCGTTCTCGGTCGCGGGCATCACCGGCGCCCAGCGCCGCCAGGTCTACGCAGCGATCCAGTGCGCCCCGAGCGGACTCACGGACGAAGAGGGCATCGCCATGACCGGGTTGTCCCCCAGCAGCTATCGTCCGCGGCGGGTCGAGCTTGACCGCGGTGGGTTCGTTGTGCAGGCCGGAACACGGCGCACGGCGTCAGGTCGAAGCGCCATCGTTTGGGCAGCCGCGGGCAATGGCGGTAGCGCCGTCGCGTCCGGTGGGGTTGGAAGCACCGAAGTCGCACCGCGGCCCACAGCCGCGACACAGGCCGTTTAGAACCTTCTTAGAACCATTCCAAGAAAGGGCGGATATGCGTGGATTTACCATGATCGAACTGCTCATCGTCCTGGTCGTCGTGGCGGTGATCGTCGCCATGACTCTGCCGGCGATCGGGCGAGCCCGCGATGTGTCGAAGGATGTCGCGTGCCGATCGAACCTGAACCAGATCCGCCTTGCGATGCGCGAGTACGAGGTGCGAACGCGGCACTGGCCGCGGACCTGGGACGAGATCGAACTCGACGAGTCCTCGATCCGATTCTGCCCCGCGGTGCGGGAGCGGGCCTATCCGACCTACATGATGTGGATGGCAGATGGCGACTCGCCGCGGACGTTTGACCAGCAGGTCGAGGCGATGTTGGACCCCATCATGGTCCGGGACGCCTTCACGCCGCACCTCGGGCGGTCCAATGTCGCGTTCCTGCACGCGGGCGTGAAGAGTCTCGGTTCGTGATTGCCTCTAGGGGCAAACATCGGTAGGATCTCACCATGCAAACCGTGAAGAAGTACGCGAAGCTGACGAGAACGCCGATCCGCACCGTCCGCCACTGGTGCGCGACGGGCAAACTCAAGGCGCAGAAGGTTGGGCGGGATTGGGTGATCGGCGCCGGCCAGTCGCTCAAGACTCGTAGCTTCGGCGTTGGCAAGGGAGGGAAGCCATGACCACCGACGAACTGCGAGACGAGTTGGCTAGGGAGATGGGCTACAGGCTAATCGAGCCCACCGCGACCATTGGCTATATGCACTGGGTTGACGCCGAAGGTTGGCCGGTGTTCAACGAAGCGAGCGAGCCGATGTCGGACCATGAGTGCCCCATCCCCGCGACCCTCGACGGCGCTGCTGCGGCGATGCCGGAGGGCTTCAAGTGGAGCAAGCACGGAACCTACGGCCGAGCGAGGTGTGCGACATACCGGGCCTATGCCGCTAACAACAAAATGCTGGCGATGGTCCCCGACACCGGCAACGAGGTACATGACAGGTATTCGCTGGCCCTTGCAGCGAGAAAGGCACAGGAGACACACCGATGACCGACCCGAAACCGAGCGAGATTCTGAGGCCGCTGCTGAATGATCGCGGAGCATTAGACCGATCGCGGATTGCGGAATCAAACGAGAAGGTTTTTGCCATCCTCGACCGCCTCGACGCCGAGCAGCGACGGCTCGCGGCGAAGGTGGACGGGCCAGCCAAGCCGGACACGACGCCCGAGGCACCGAAGCTCGCGGAGTTGGCCGAGCAACCGGCGTCGGTGGAGGATGAGCGGGAGGAGTTGAAATCGACGAACTTGTTCCAGTATGGGCAACTGCTCGCATCAAGGCAGCAGGTGGTTGCGGAGAAAGAGCGAGCCGACGCCGCGGAGAAGCGGGTCGCGGAGTTGGAGGAGAAGCTCTCCGCCGCCGAGTCCGAGGCGCGGCGACTGCGTGAACTCATCAACGAGAAGGCCACCAGCATGATGAAGCAGATCGCCAACCAGAAAGGCGGTGCGTCGTGAGCAACGTCGTCAAGATTCTGTGTCACGCCAAGTTCGCGTGCGTCAAGTGCGGCGGGGACGCCGTGTGCATTGCACTCGCGCCGTGGTCGGACGGCATCGGAATCGTCGGCGATGCAAAGTCGTGCGATCCTTCGCCCGTCTGCGCCAAGTGCCGCGACAAACAGCGCGAGAGCGAACGAAAGAAGTACAACGAGCAGCGCCGCCGCAAGGAATGGGCCGGACGCATGAAGGCGAAGCTGAAAGGCGGTGCGGCGTGAAGCGTGCGAAGGCGAAGGCGAAGGTGCGGATATGAGGCTATACACCGACATAGACCCGTTCTGTTGCGAGGTGCTTTCCGCCCGCGTTGCAGACGGCGGACTGCCACCCGGCGAGGTCTGGTGCCGCGACATCAAGACGTTGACCACTGACGAGTTGAAGCCGTTCACACAGGTCCACTTGTTCGCGGGCATCGGCGGCAGCCCGCTCGGGTTCAAGTGGGCTGGTTGGCCGGATGATTGGTCGCTCGTGACGGGCGGGTTTCCGTGTCAGCCGGTATCCGTCGCCGGGAAGGGACTCGCACAGGCCGACGAACGTTGGCTCTGGCCGGAGATGCACCGTGTCATTGACCTTGTTCGACCCGATTGGGTCTGCGCTGAGAACGTACCTGGCCTCCGAACTCGCGGCGTTGACCTCGTTCTCGACGACCTGGAGCGAATCGGTTACCGATGCTGGGCGCTCGTGGTGGGTGCTGACGACGTTGGGGCGCCGCACAGACGCAAGCGGGTGTGGGTCGTGGGTAACTCCGGACGTTGGACAGGTGATGGGCGGTCGGTCAGCGCGCGGTCAAAGCGCGCCGGGAATGCAATCGACGGAGGCGCAGGCCAGAACGTGGAACACGCCGACAAGTGCGGACGGCGGCTCGACGAGTCGCGGCGGGGACAGGATCGGGGAGTTGTTGCTGGGGGGACAGGCGCGAGCGTGGCCAACGCCGCGCGCGGAGGACTCGGAGCAGACCGGGGCACACTCGGGGACGCCGGACACGCTGACGAGTGCGGGCAGGCAATGGCTAACGCCAACGGCGAACGAGGACGCGGCGGGACGACACGGCGCCAACATGCAACCGATGCTCGGTTCACAGGTCAAGGCCGATGGCCCATGCCCCCAGGTCCAACCCAACACGAGTGGGAAGCCCCGCGGCTCGTTGAATCCCGCGTGGGTGTCGCAGTTGATGGGGTATCCCGACGGCTGGCTGGATTTGCCCGCCGAAACGCTCTCAAGGCTCTCGGCAACTCGCAAGTCCCGCAATGCGTCGAAGTAATCGCCCGCGCGATGATGGAGGTTGGACGATGACCAAGCTCGCGGAACTGCGTCGGATCAACAAGCAACATGGACTTCGGTATGAAGAGGCCCTCGCCCTGATCGACGTGGCAGAGGCGGCGTTGGCCGAAGCGAAGTGGTGGCGATCCGCTTGGGAGATACCCGCCGACATTCGCCCTCAGAACCGGATGAAAGCAACAGACGCCGCCCTCGCGCGGCTGGGAGGTGAGAGGTGAGCGACTACAGGTGCATGTGCTGCGACGACCACGAGCCAATAGGGTTCACGCGCGACGACGAATCGTGTCCGCTATGTGATGCCCTCACCGCCCGAGACGCCGCGCTGGAGCGGGCGAGGGTGCTGGCGAACGAGGTGCGGGCGTACAGACATCCCGACAGCGAGCATGTTGACAAGACCGGGCACATCCTCACGCTCCGGTACTCCGGCGACACGATCGACGAACTGATGAAAGCCCGCGCCTCCACCGACGCCGCCAACGCCCTCGGAGGTGAGCAATGAACGACGCGGACCCGATCAAGGTGCTGGAAGATGCCCACGCACGGGACGACTGGCCCACCGTGTTCAACGCCGCCCCTCACCTCCTGCGGCTCGTGCGGGCAGAGGAAGCTGAGGTTCAAGCTTATCGACGCGGATGCACGTTTGAGGCGTTGTTGAATCTGCAAGATGCCACAGCCAAGGCCCGCTACGCACTCGCGGCAGCGGTGAAAGGAAGCACGACATGAACGGCGATCCGACGTTTCCCGCTGGCGACTGGGACAACGAACCCACAGACCAGGATAACAACATCCCGGCCGGGGCTTGTGAAAGGAAGCACATGAGCGACTACCGCAAAGCAACCTGCTACGTCTGCCACCACGACCGCGACGACTGCCGACACATCGACCTGTACGTCATGGGCAGCGAGGGTATGTACGCCTGTCAGAAGTGCATGAACGCCATCACGAACATGGTGCAGGAAATGTCCAGCGTCGTGTTTACGTGCAGGATGAAGATGGTGGAACAAGAGCGTGACCGCACCGCCCTCCGCGCGGCGTGCGGGGTCAAGGAGACACCCAAGTGAAGTACCGCAAGAAGCCCGTCGTGATCGAGGCCATCCGGTTCTACCCGAGTCTGACCGTCGATGAACTATTCGGCGGGTTTGGCATCTCGCGCACGACCGGGCACGGCCTGAGCAACAACCCATGTCCGTTCCGGTTCGCAGACGGAGCAATCTACATCCGCACTCTGGAAGGTGAGATGCGAGCCAACCCCGGCGACTGGATCATCCGTGGCGTCAAGGGCGAGTTCTACCCCTGCAAGCCCGACATCTTCGAGGCCACATACGAGCCCGTCGAGGAGCCCACGCCATGACCACCCCCACCGACGCAGCACCGACCACCGCGTGGAGAAGGGAGACAAGGATGCGAACCCAACTTGAGTACGACATTCTCTATGGCGGCATGACCATCGCGCCGTCGCATGCGTTCAAGATGACCGCCAAGGTTGACGACATCGAACGCGACCGCCGCCAGTCGTACCTCCGATGGATGCAGACCCAGCGCTGGTATCGCGGCGGCTCGCGCAGGCTCAAGGTCAAAGCACGCCGCCTGTTGCTGAACATGGAAGTTGCAAGGAACTGATCCCCCCACGCTACGGCCGGGGGCGGGTTGGGAGTCCCGCAATGCGACGATGGCGACCAAAGAAGCTTGTTCGATGCGAGCGATGCGGCTGGACAGGGAATCGCGTGGTGGTTGCGAAGAGGTGTCCGAGGTGCAAAAACTGGCACCCTGTTAGGGTGTCCGACGAAAACCGTGTCAAGTGAAATCTTTCGAGTAGTTGCAATATTTCGGTGACTTGTTTCAAGGCACTTCCTGATCGAGTCGCGCAGAGCGTCACTAACTTACGTCGGTTTGGACCCGTGTTAGGTATGGAGCGAAAAAGGCGTCTGGTAAAATGATGACATGCACGCGGCACTTCGCTGGGTGCGAGTCAAGCAGGAGTGAACGATGATCTACTCACGATTCGGCGGAACGGTCCAACTCATCCGCGAGGCCACGCTCAGCGAACTGCTGTCAGACTGGAACTGTCCCGAGAACCCGCGCAGCGCCAAGCAGAAGAAGGACCACGCGGAAGCCAAGCAGCGGATCGACTACGGCATGATGTGGTGGGCCAAGTACGAGGACGGCACGGAGCGGATTGCCGAACTCGCGTTCCTGCGGGCCGACGACGGGTGGAAGGAAATCGACAGCACCCGCAAGGCACTGATGGGAGAGGCGCGGTACATGGAGTGTTGCGGCGGCCCACTTTTTCAAGGATGATTCATGAAGCTGTGTCCGCGCAAGAAAGACCCGGAAGCGTCCTGCCCCGCGTGTGACAAAGCTGGTCGAATCGTCAAGACACTTGATGGGATCATGGCGATTCGGATGGATGAACACCCGCAAGATCGGTGGTACTGGATGTGCGTCCGATTCTCTCGACACTGGCGAACAAAGCTCCGCGAACACGTCGCCCGGAAGCGGGCCGAGCTTGTGGAGAAGTGGCAACCGATACCGGAAGAAAATAGGTTCAGGCCAGTCCGCATTTTGACAGGCGGCTATCAGTGTGGGTGCGCGTCCGGCTCTGGTGACCTTGACGCAAATGGAAGCTACGGCCCAGCGCTTCGGGCCTACGAAGATCGGTACGATGATCGGTGATCCGCCCGCGACGTAAGGGCATAACCATTTCAAGGACGAAAGAATGCTGATTCCACCCCGACTCAAACTGTTCCTGATCCCCGCCGTGGCGATGCTCGCGCGTCCCTGCTACGCGCAGCCACCCACCGACCCGGTTCCTCCAGAGATTGCGCCGTACAACGTGGACGGGTCTACGGTCTGGCCGATGCTCAACGCACTCGACCCCCGTGCTTGGCTGGACGGGTATGCGTCCGCAATCCAGTTTCAAGAAAACCTGATCGCATCGACGCCAATCGCACCGGCGAACCTCGCGGCGACGGTCAGCGGGACGCAGGTTCTCTTGACCTGGACCCTGCCGACGCCATCGGCACCGCGAACGAACATCCTCATCGAAAGGAATCCGACATGGACGACCAGCCCAACAGTGCCGGGAACGGCGACGGGACTCGCGGACAATCCGGGCGGGGGAGTCTGGCAATACCGCGTATCGGCCGTCCAGGTCATCGGTACGAAGGTGTACCCGTCGATCTGGACGCCGTGGGTGAGCGTGACGGTGGCCGGGAATCCCCCGCCTCCGTCCTCTGGGTGGACGGACCTGACCCTACCACCGGGCGCTGCATCGTTCTACGTTTCGTCCAGCAGCGGGGCAGATACGAACTCCGGCGCGTCATCGAGTTCACCGCTCAAGACGATTGCAGCGGGCTACGCGAAGCTCCGTGACGGGCAGCCGGATCAGTTGCTCTTGAAGTGTGGGGATACTTGGGGCGAGTGGATCAACGTCACCAAGGGCAGCGGATCGACCACGACCTACCAAGTCATCGGCAGCTACGGAACCGGCCCGCGTCCGAAGCTACGGCCCCCTCAGGGAGAGGTTGCGTTCAACTTCGGCACCCGTGACAAGAAGGGTGTCGCCATCGTTGACATCGACGCGGAGCCAGCGGTGCGGGGCGGCTCGAACACCTGCGCCGTGATGATCCTCGGCCACTGGTCACATGTTCTCATCGAGGGTTGCTCGTTTATCGGGTGGCCCGGCAACATCGTGATCCAGGACATCGAGCAAACGCACATCACGATGGACGACATCAAGATCAGGCGGAACGTCATCGCGGATTCCTACGACACGGGCAGCGGCCATTCACAAGGCATCTTCCTGCGTGACTGTTCCAACTGGGTGATTGAAGGGAACATCATCGACAACAACGCCCGCAACAAGGCCGACATCTTCTGCCACAACGTCTACATCAACGAGGGGTGTGGCGCGGGCATCTTCCGCGACAACATCAGCGCCCGCGCGTGTTCGCACGGCGCCCAGGTTCGCCCCGGCTCGGTCGCGGACGGGAACACGTTCCTTGCAAACCCGTGCAACTTCTACATGGGTCGGTCTGCCTACGTCCCCGTTCCGACGAACTACTTCCGCTACAACGTGGTCCTCGATTCGCGCGACATCAACGCGAGCAACCCACGGGCAATCGGCGTGGAACTCGGGGATGCTGATACCACGATCTGCGAGTACAACGTCATCGCCCATCAGAAGACCGCCAACGGCCTGTATTCCACCTACGCCCTTGCCCTTGAGCCGATCAACGCGGGCAGCATCAAGGGGAACGTGGTGTACAACTGGGGCGGGAACCCGGAGTCCTGCAACGGCGTCGGGCTTGGTTTCTACAACGGTGGCACCGGCAACGTGACGGTGACCGGGAACAAGATTTGGATGGGCACGCGCGGCCAAGTCATCAGCCATCAAACCGCGTGGTCCAGCCGGTTCGCGTACTCGGGCAATCGGTACTACTCCACGAACGCCGCGAACAACTGCGGGTATTCCGCGTTCGATGTGGCGTCGGGCTCGGGCGGCGATTTCAACTTCTGGGTGGCCCGCACCGGAGACAGCGGATCGTCCTACGGTGCGCCGCCGACCGTTGACGCCACGATCGACGCCTACATGACGAGCCTCAGCACGCCGGGCAATCTGGACGCCTTCATGGTCGAAGCCCGCAAGCAGAGCAAGCAGAACTGGCGAGCCGCGTACACGCCCGAGGTGGTCAACGGCTGGGTGCGAGCGAAGTTCGGAGTCGCCAACCCGTAAACCGACCAGCGGCGCCGGAAACGGTGCCGCGGGCTTTGCTATCATGCTCTCGGTGCGGCCCCGGGAAGGGCCTCGAAGTGGCAACTTCATCCGTCGCTGCAAGCGCCTACAAGGCCGATCCGGGCCGCCCTCTCCTGTACCTGTTCCTGTCCGCGAACGACGGCTCTGGTGCCACCTACTCGCGGGCTGGCGTCAATGCCCTGCTGACCGCGGCGAATGGCGTGGAGAACACCTGGGCGGCGACGGTGGATGCGGCTCTTGCCGCGGGCTTCGACGGGTTCGAAATCAGTTGGTACGCGGGTCAGGCGGACGAGACCAAGCAGCAGAACATCGTGGGCCGCTCCCCGGTCGCACTTGGGGACGATGATGTCGTTTGTACCCCGATCACCGAGGCCCAGGGGCTCGTCATCTCCTCGAGCGATGCGGCGTATGTGACCTACCTTGAGAACCTGAGTCACTTCGTCGCCGACCGTGCGGCGCTGATGTGCCGGCCGATCTTCTACTGCGGGTGCGCGGGCGCCAACGCCGACCCGACCGCATGGGCCTCTGAGGTGCCTACGGCGGTTGCGGTCAACGCGATGGTGGCGTTCGATGCGGTCTCCCCCCTCGACTTCACCGTCCCGCGCTGCTCGATCGCAGCGATCGACGTTATCAACTCTCCGGGCGGGATCGTCAAGGTCCACTTCGTGGCGCACGGGGACGACATCGACACGGGCACGGGCAATCCGCCGCTCAACGGGGAGGCGATCGACATTTGGGCGGACAGCTCGGGCAACACGAACAGCGCGACGGGCAGCCTCACGGCGCGCCCGACCTTCCGCTCCACGGACGGACCTGGTGGGCTGGCGTGCGTGCGGTTTGATGGGACGAATGACACTCTGGCACTCGGCGCGACGGTGGCTACGACGAACTACACCTTTTTCGCGGTGCAGAAATCGACCTCGGGAACAGTTACCCCGATCATTGGATCAGCGGCGGCGTGGGCTGGCTTCGACGCGGGCAATCTTGCCAAGGTCGTAGATGATGGTGGTCTCGACGCCAATACATCGGTCGATGCGGCGGCGCGGTCAGCGTGGGGGCTGTTGAGCATCACCAACTTTGCAGATGGGCCATCGTTCGGACCCTACTTCAACGGGGCGACACTGACGGATGCGGGCGCTTCGATTACAGGAACATCGTCATTTTCCCGCATTGCCCACAACAACACAGCTTTCATGGCCGGAGACTTGTACTCGATCGCTCTTTGTGACTCGATCATCGCCGCCAACCTCCGCTCCCTCGTCGAGAAGGGGCTCGGCACCGAAACCGGGATCACCGTCGCGGGCTCGCCGACGCTGCCGCAGCGTGCCCTGTGGACCGGCCTGATCGCCGCGGACATCATGGTTCTCATGGAGGGATGGAGCCGTAAGGATTTGGTCTCTGAGATCGTCGCGTGGGGGGCTGAAGCCGCGGCGGGCGGGTGCTTCGGCGGGCAGATCGCCATCACGAATCACCACAAGGCCACGTTCAACCCGAATGACACGAACACCTGGGGATCGGCCGACTACAACTCGGCGGACGGGCCCGGCTCCACGACCTACCAGAACGAGTACAACATCGCCACCGACTACGACAACGGAGTAGGCAATCCGCCCGTGCGCCCGTGGGTGCTGATCACCGGCGAGACTCTGGCCGCCCGAATCGCTGAAATGGCCCTGTGGGTAGCAAAAGGCTGCTCTGTGATCATCGAGGCCGATACCGGGTTTGCCAGCGTCAAGGCCGCGTTCGATCTCGCGCAGTTGACCGGGCGCAGCGCCCTAGTCCGCACCGACCGTTACCGCTCAATCCGACCTCTTCGATAGGATTCACCCATGCCCCCACACATTCCCGGACTCAACAACCCCAACCAGCACGGCGGCGGCGTGTACGACCGCCTGATGACCGACTGGGCGGGCGGCACCACCCGCACCACCGCGGCGACCGCGATCGGGTCCAAGGCCGACGAGTATGTCGAGCCAAAGACCATTCTCGCCAACGGCGCGACCGACCGCTTCGTCTTTCACGCGAACCAGGCCCGGCAGATCGGCCTCGCCTTCATGGGCGTGGGCGCCGACAACTCGGAGACGGACGACATCACGATCTGGGGCTGGGACGCGATGACCTGGAACGTCAACCCGTATCAGGGCGTGACGCGCTGGGTGGCCCGTCCACTCGTGACCCTCACCTCGGTAACGCTGGGCGCCCGCACCGTGGCCGCGGCGGTCAACAACGATCCCCAGAGCCAGTCAGGATCGACCTGGCGGTATGCCGACACCATCACCATCAACGTGGATTACACGTTCGGCGACACCGCGGAGGTGGTTCTGGGCGCGGGCGCGGACGACTCGTTCCCGATCCTGTTCTTCGACCCCTGCGGGTGCCCGATCATCGAGATCGAGGGCTCGAATAACGGCGGCGGCACCGACACCACCCAGTTCATGCCGTGGTTCAAGCGGGTATGATCTGACCGCGGGGTAGCTCAGTTGGTAGAGCGCCGGTTTCATACTCCGGCCGTCGCGGGTTCGAGTCCCGCCCCCGCTATTCCAACCCGGAGATCCACATGGCCGCACTTCTGTCGCGTCACATCCGCCAGCTCAAGGCCGAGGAATACGTTGTCCTCCTGATCCTGGAAGCCGGCACCGCCCCAATGAACCCCGAAGAGATCCAGGAGTCGATGGGGGTTGAGGGTGAGCGGTTCCCCGTCATGGGGGCCATCGAGTTCCTTGAGGATGAGAAGATCATCGTCCGCGCCGGTCCCAAGGTGCGGGGCGCTGTCCCGGATGCCGATTACATCCTGACGGATGACGCGCGGGCCCTGCTCGAAGTCTCTGACCTGAAGGCCATCGTGGGCGAACTCAGGGCTCGAATCGCCAAGCTGGAACGGCCGCACGAACGGGACGGCTCTGTGGCGCCGGCGGGGACGACCGACTCCCTGAAGCAGATGGAGGCGTTCCTGATGGGGACTGACACGGTAAAGCCGGTCCACAAGCCTCGTCCCAAAGCCGTTGTCGCATCTCGCCCGCGCCGGATTCGCCAGCAACGGGAAGAGGACCAGGGCCAAGATGGCGCTCCGGCAGCCTTCGAATCACCCGCACCCGCTCCCGTCCGTCCCGGTCGAGGTACACCGCGACCAGCGCCCTCCGCGCCCGAGGCCCAACCCGCTCAATCAGCACCACTATCGCCGGCCACGGCTCCCCGTCCGAATCGCGGGCCTCAAAAGTCCCCAGCACCAAGGCGCGTGGCTCCAACCGCTCCAGCTCAGTCCTGATCCAAGGTTCTGCCCGCTCCTCAATGATCTGGAGGATCTGTGCCCGAGACATCCCAGACAAACGGGTCAGGCAACGGCGAGCATCGGCCGGGTGGGACATTGGCTGAGGATACCCGATCACCGTCAGCAAACGGTCGTGGTGCCAACGGACGCTTCGAGAAGGGCAATCCGGGTGGTCCGGGAAATCCCCAAGGCCCGAACGTCATGGCCCTGCGTGCCGCCCTGTTCGCCGCGGTCAGGCCCGAGGATGTCAAGGCCATTGCGACCGCCCTGGTCCAGAAGGCCATGCAGGGCGACGTGTTTGCGGCCAACGCGATCTTCGACCGCTGTTTCGGAAAGCCCAAGATCACCGCAGATGTCCATGTGACGGGCGAAGTGTTCATCGAGCAGTTGCAATCCCTCCGCATGGCCCCCCAGTTCCTTCGACGCACCCTCGTGGATCAACCCAATGGCACGGTCAACGGACAGGGTTATCGAAATGGCGACGGAAGCCATTCTGAAGATGCAGCCGAGCGAGCGAGCGAAGAGGACGCTCCTCCTGCCGGTTGACCTGTACACGGATCTGGTGTGCCTGCTGCTCCGCGATGCCCGCACCGTGACGCACTTTCACGGCGTTCGGATCTCCCTTGAGACCTCGATCCCGCTCGGGACGTTCGTTCTCGCGTAGGCTTTGTCCGTGGCCGCGAGCGATTCACTCCTGAAACACGCCTGTCCGCTGGTTCACTCGGACGACTTCACCGTCCGCGTTCGGGATCGCGCCGTGCGGCTCTACCAGGGCGGGAACCTCGTCATCGCGGGGTATCCCATCTACATCGAGCATGACGTGCCGGCCAACTTCAAGCGCCGGGACAGCATGGTGAGGGCCGCGGAACACTCACCAACCCTGCGGGATGAGTTCAGGTTCCTCGCGTCCCAGAAGTGTCCCCAATCCCTGATCTTCTGGCTCAACTACTTCGCGTGGACGTTCGTGAAGGAGGAGGTCGATGACACCGGGCACAAGCGCGGCCTCGTCGGGTCGGAGTGCCATCACCCGTTCGTGACATGGCCCGTGCAGGACCAGTTCGTGACGAACCTCTATCACGCGATCACGGACGGATTTGACCTGTGCGTAGACAAGTCCCGGCAGATGGGCGCGACCTGGCAGATCTCCGCGGTGTTCCTGTGGTTCTTCCTGTACCACGGCCAGATGACGTTCGAGATGCTGTCCCGCATCGAGGATCTGGTCGACAACCCCAAAGACCCCAAGAGCCTGTTCTGGAAGTTGGATTACATGCTGCGGTGGTTGCCGGCGTGGATGCTGCCCGCGGTCGAGCGGCGGCGGCTGAACCTCTGGAACAAGACGCTCGGGTCCACGATCAACGGAAGGTCCACGACCGAAGCCCAGGGCCGCGGCGGCGCCATGAACGCGGTCCTCTTCGATGAGGCGTCCCAAGTCGATTACCTCGAACCGATCTGGATCGGCTATCAGGAATCGACTTCGTGCCGCATCGCCAGCTCCACCCCCTTCGGGCCCGGGTTCTTCTCGCGGCTCGTGCGGGATGCCAGCGTGACGCACCTGCGGCTGCCGTGGTACAACCACCCGACCAAGGGCCGCGGTAGGCACCTGGCGACGGACCCGGACAACGGCGAGCAGTTCGTCTCGAGCCCGTTCTACGAGGTGCAATGCGCCAAGAACTCGCCCGATCCCTCGAGATGGTGGCTGGGGCGCAAGACCAAGGGCGTGGCTCAAGAGTTGGACATGGATCACGTCGGCTCGGGCGCTCTGTTCTTCGACTACCCCGTCCTGGTGCGGCAGATCGAGGCGTGCCCTCCGCATCCCGAGTTCCGGGGCAATCTGAAGTTCATCGGGCGCGGCGAGACCAAGCGGCTGCCCTACCTGCGGAAGCTGAGCGAGAACGATGAGTCGAGCCTCGATTACATCGTGTGGGAGGACTCGGATCGCGGGTCGATCGAGCTTTGGTGCGATCTCGAAGAGGACGAGAACGGGATCTGGCGACCCAACCAGCACCGCAACTACGCGATCGGCTCGGATATCTCGCAGGGCGTGGGGGCGTCTGAGTCGGTGTCGTCGATCTTCTGCATCGAGGAAGCGAGGAAGGTGGGTCAGTTCTGCACCGCGGCAATGAGCCCCGAGCGGTTCGCCATCGCCAACGCCATGCTGGGGTTCTGGTTCGGAGGGGAGCGTGGGTTTGCCCTACTCAACTGGGAGACCAACGGCTACGGGCAGGGGTACGGCCGGACCCTCGTGAAGATCGGCTATCCGTGGCTGTTCTCAGATGAGAACCTGACCCAGCGGTCGATCAAGCGGACCAAGCGGATCGGCTGGACCAGCAGCAGGATCAACAAGCGCACGGCGTTTGAGGCATACCGGGCGGCGATGGCCCGCGGCGAGTTCAGCAACCCGAGTCGCAAGGCGCTGGAGCAGGCCGGCGAGATCGTGAACTACGCGAACCAGGACGGGTCTGGTGCCGGCATCGGGCCCGCGGGCAAGGCCCACGAATCGGCCGAGGCCCGCGAGCTGCACGCGGACTGCGTGACGGCGGACGCGGTTGTGTGGATGGCTGCCCAGCGGCTACCATTGGTCAAGCCGAAGGAACGCCGGGCGCCGGTCGGATCGGCCGCGTATCGGCGGAAGCACCCAGAGCTTTACGGAGGTCGCCTGCGTGATAAGTGAAACTGCCGACGAACGGGCCGCGAGACTCGCCCAGGATCAGGCCGATCGTGACGCCTACGCCACCGCCAAGGCCACTCAGGACGAGCAGGTCGAGGCGGCTGTTACCGAAGATCAGGCCGCGCGGCCGTCGAGGTGGCCGTGAACGACATCGAAGCCGTGATGCGACGGCGGATCGCAATCACCCGCAACGTGCTGCTTATCAACAAGTTCTCCCGCGAGTTCCTGGAGGCCCAGTCGGTGCAGGAGGCCGCGTCGATGACCGCGAAGGAGGCGAGCCCGATCGTGGTGCCGGGGAACGAGGAAGGCCCGTCCGAGCAGCAGCAGGTCGCCCAGTTCGCGGCGATGATGACAGCCCGGGCCCAGGGCGCGTTCCACAACATGATGATGGCCTTCCGGGAACTGGCCGGGGTATCATCGTGAGGATCATCAAACGAATCGCCAAACTCTTCGGAGATCAGATCATGGCTTCACTCGCCCCGCTCCTCGCCGCCGTTGCACGCAACACCACCGCGGTAAACGCGAACACCGAGGCCGTGAACGCGGCCATCGCCCTCATCCAGTCGGGCGGCATCCCGCAGTCTGACATCGACGCGCTGGCCTTGACCATCGACCAGAACAACACCACGACCGAGGCCAACACGAACGCCCTCAACGCGGCCGTTTCCGCGGCCCGTCCCTGATCCTCCTCACTCTCCTTAGTAAGGGGCCCTGCCGTACAACATGCGGCGGGGCCTTTTCATTGGTACACTACGGGTAGGTGCGGCTCCCGCTGGGACACCAGCGCGTGCCAGAAGTCTTGACCGTATCGAAGTTGTACGAAGCGATCGACGACGCCAAGGCGAACGCACGCCCCTTCATCGAACACGGGAACCAGTCTCACGCCGAGGCACTTGGCCGCTTCTACCAGAAGGACGACGGCAAAGTCCGCCCCCTCAACCTGATGGACCGCAGCGCGACGACGATGATCGCGCACCTGGCCCACCGCAATCCCGGGCACGAAGTGCGGGCAAAGAGCCAACTCCTCAAGGGCGAGGCGAAGATCCGCGAACTGCTCCTCGATCACATCTCGGACGAACTGGACCGCCTGCGGCTCACGCGCATGCAGTTGATGCGGGCGTTCTTCTACCCCATGGCCGTGATGAAGATCGGCATCCGGGCCGGCGACGACATGGTGAAAATCAACGACCGCATGTATTCGCCGGGGCAGCCGTACATCCTGCCGATCGACTTCACCGATCACCTGGCCGATCCCCGGGCCCGCTGTCGGGCAGAGATGGCGTGGGAAGGGCACCGCTACCGAGTGCCGCGGTTCGAGGCTGCCGAGTGCGGCCTGTTCGACAGGGACACGATCATGTCCCTGCCGGCCGTTGGCGACTCAGACCGCAGCGACCAGCCCAGCAGCGAGTTCATCGGCAAGGCCCAGGGCTTGTCCAGCGACATGCTGGAAGAGATCGAGCTGATCGACGTGTGTTTCTACCACGACGGCGGCTCCGAAATCGTGACGATCTCAGCAGAGAGAACGGACAAGTACCTTCGCCAGACATCGTTCGAAGGCCCCGATCGCGGCCCCTACGAGTGGCTTGAGTTCCACCCTCAGCCCAATCAGCTTTACGGCCAGTCGATCGCGTCCAAGCTCCGCGAGCAGCACGACACGATGGTCCGGGTATCGGCCAAGTCGGTTGACCAAATCGAACGCTCGATGCGGATTCTCGCGGCGAACCGCGGGCAGAAGGATGATCTCGAGACGGTCGGCAAGTCGATCGACGGCGCCCTTGTCGAGGTGGACGACATCGACGGCCTCAAGAACTTCGACGTGGGCGGGATCATGCCCGACCTGGCCCCGTTCATGCAGATGGTGCAGTCGTGGGGCAATACCCAGTACGTCAACTTCGAGGTGGCCGCGGGACAAGAGGGCGGGACCGACAAGGCCACGATCTACCAGGGCATCCAGGCCGCGATGAACGTGATGATCGGGGATCTCCAGAACACGCACGAGGAACATGAGAGCCGGGTCTCCCGCCAACTGCTCTGGTATCTCGACACCGATCCGCTGATCCAGAAAACGATGTCGATGCGGATGCCCGGCGGCGAGTACATCGATGTGGTGTACGACGCCCAGACCAAGCGGGGCGACTTCGAGGACTTCAGCGTCAAGGTCAAGTACGGTTCGATGGTTCGGCAAGACCCGCAGGTCAAGGCGCAGAACCTCCTGAAGCTGATCGAGATCGGGATGCAGTCGATCCAGGTCACGCTCGCCACGGGCGGGGCGTGGAACTCGCAGGCGGTGATGCGTATCGCGGCCCGCGAACTCGACATGGACGACGAACTCTCCGAGATCATCCAGGACCCGATGCTGATCCAGATGATGATGCAGCGGATGCAGGTGGTCCCGCAGCAGGGTCAGGGCCAGATCGCCGGTCAGTCGCAGGTGAACCCGGAGGCGACCTATGGGGGGCGTCCAGAAGGTGCCGGCCCGCGGGCGGGTATGCGAACCGCCCAGCCCCAGAACAACGGCGGCAGGATGCTCACGGGGGTGCAGTAATGCCCGTCTATGCCCTGCATTGCCTCGCGTGTGACGCCCGGTTCGAGCGATTCGAGCGAGCGGCCAACCGCGCGGGCATCCGGTGCGAGTGCGGCGGTGAGGTCGAGACGGACCCGGCCCAGTTCAAGACCACGGCGGTGCAGCGAACGTGGGCACGCGGCCAGGGCGGCGCCGAACGCAAGAGCATGGGCCTCGCCTTCCAGGAGGCGGGGATCGGGGACGTGAAGCGGGATTGCCCGTCGATGGATTTTGAAGTCAAGGGCGGGGTCGCAACGCCCGTGTATCACAACGACGCCCACCATCGCAAGTGCATGAAGGAACTGAACGCCGCGGGCACGAGGTACAAGGCCGAGGTCGAGGCCAAGCGTGCCGCGCGGATGGGTCGCGTCAACAAGAAAGAGGTCGTGCGGTCATGGCTGAAGAAACCCAAGCGGTAGCGGTAGAACCCCAGCAGTCAACGCCGGAAGAGACGGCCAAGGCACAGGAGGCCGCGGAAGCGACTCGCCCGCGTGATCGAGGCGCGGACGGAAAGTTCAAGAGCCTGCTCTCCACGTTCACCAGCGGCGCCAAGGACTCGCTCGGGAACGAGGCCGAGCCCGACGAACCGCCACCCAACTTCCGCGAGGAGCCCGAGGAAGAGGTTGACCCCGAGCCGGAGATGAAGCCGGTCAAGGTCAAGCCGCCCGCGGCGCCGGCGAAGAAGGTCAAGGAGCCCGAGCCCGTCGCCGAGGAGCCGGAGGAAGAGGCCGAGGATGAGCCCGACCACGACGACGACGAGCAGCCCAGGCCCAAGCTGACCCCGGCGCAGGAGGCGGCGCTGAAGGCGTTCGCAAAGCGATTTGATCTGCCCGAGGGACTTGACCAGACGACCGAGGCACGGGATCATGCTCTTGAGCGATTCAACCGTCTCACGGAGGAATCCGCTCAGCCCGCTCAGCCGGTTGGTCCCGCCGCCGGCCAGAACGGGCAACAGCGACCGCAGCAGGTCGCACAGCAGCCGCCCCCGCCAACTCCGGCCCCGGGCCTGCCCACCTTCGATGACAAGGCAATCACGGAACTGGTGGACACCTTCGGTCCCGAAATCCAACCGCTTGCAAACGTCGTCAAGGCCCTTCAGCAGCAACTCACCGACAGCCGCCAGCAGTTTGACGGGTACGTCCGTCAGCAGGAGACGCAGAGTTTCGGGCGGATGGTCAACGGGTTCTTCGCTGAGAAGGTGCGGGCGGGTTTCTCGCAGCAGCTTGGCTCCCTCAAGAGCGGTCTGACCAATGAGCAGAAGCAGATCAGGCACTCGATCATCGAGAAGGCGGCGCGGTATCAGCTTGCCGAAGCGCAGGCCGGCCGCACCATCGACGATGACGAGGCGCTTGAACTCTCGTTCCAGGCGTCATTCCGCGACGAGGTTACCAAGCGTGCCCGCGAGCAGGGCCAGAAGGATGTTCAGAACAAGGTCATTTCGAGGCACAGTCAACTGAGCCTCGCGCCGCGCGGAACAGGCCGCGGCCCATCGAGCAACGGACAGCAGCAACTCATGGGCTCGCTCAGGTCATTCGTGCGGAAGCGATAAGGACGATCAGCCATGCCGTCAGTTTCCATTCCCAGCGTCCCCGATGTCATCAACCACTCGCTCGCGTACTTCCACAGGCGCGGCCAGTTCGAAATGTATGTGGACCTCCAGGACTACGTTGTCTGCGACCGTTGGCTCGCCCAGGACAAGATGAGTGTGCAGGGCGGCAACCGAATCGAGATGCGGATCGTCCCGAACGCGGACAACGGCACCTTCCGATACGTCGGCCTCTTCGACGTGACGGATCGCCCGTACCAGAACTCGATGCAGAAGATCTACGCGGACTGGTGCCTCGCCGAAGCCAAGGCGGTGTACGAGGCCCGGATCATGGAGCGCATGTCGGGTGAGGCCGAGCTGTACGACTACCTGAAGGAGAAGTACGCCCGCGCCATGGTGTCGGTGTGCAACGGCCTTGAGGCGTCGGCGTTCAACACCGCCCTGACCTCGACCGACACGCTGACCCCCAACGGCGTGCCGTACTGGGTCAACTTCCTGCCGACCGGCACCACGGACACGACCGGGCAGTTTGGCGGCACCACGGCCATCTTCCAGGACGCCAGCACGACCACCACGATCGGCGGTCTGTCCACGGCGACCTTCCCGAAGCATCGCAACTGGGCCTTCAACCACACCGGCATCAACATGACGTGCATCGACTCGCTGCGGCTGGCGATGGAAAAGACCAAGTTCAAGGTGCCGCGCGATGTCAAGAGCTACATGGAGCAGCGCCAGCGCCGGTTTGCCATCTACACCTCGATCGACCAGAAGTGCGACTACGAGCGCTTGGTCAATGCGGGCCCGGACAACCGCAACGGCGACCTGAACCCGTTCTCGGGAACGCTGACCTTCCGCGGTGCCGAGTGGCTTGCGACCCCGATCCTCGACGGCAAGGCGTACAGCCCCATCTACGGGATCGACCGCAACAACTTCAAGCCGATCGTGTCTAAGAAGTTCTGGTTCGAGCGCACCGAGCCCATGAACGACCAGGACAATCCGCACCTCTACACCGTCCAGTGGGACTTTGAGTTCAACTACCTGCTCGAGAACAAGCGGGACGGCTGTTTCGTCGGTCATACCGCGTTCTGATTCGCTGAATCGGACGCTCGCACAACTGCCTCCCCGCTGGGGACGCATGGAGAACAGACATGCTCAACAACACCACGCTTACCGTCGATGGGATGCCCGCCCCGCCCTACAAGTTCTTCCACTTCACGGACGACTTCGCCCAGATCAGCCTCACGAGCGGGTACAAGATCGCCGGCGATGCCACGATCGCACCGATCACCTCGAACCAGTCGGGATTCCGAACTGGCGGATGGGCCGCGCTGCCGACCTCGGCGGGCACGGACAACCACGAGGCGTATGTCGGGATGGGAACGCTCTGGACCCCAGCCGCGGGCAAGAAGGCCGCGGTGGGCTGCCGGCTCGCTCTGACCGAGGCCAACACCGACGATGCCAACATCATCTTCGGCTGGATCGACGGCATCACGACCGACCTGCTTGTGGACAACGGCGCAGGACCGAAGGTTTCTTCGGACCAGGCCGTGTTCTACAAGGTGGACGGCGGGGTGGTCTGGAACGCTACGACCTCGAAGGCCACGGGCGCCGGCACCAACCGGCACACGGATACGTCGATCGCCACGTTCACGAGCGGCACGATCTACGAGCTGTGGGTCGTCTACGAGCCCGCAGTCGCCAACCAGCCGACCAGCACGTTCCATTACTGGCTCGCGGCCGGCACTGGCGCTCTGACGAAGCTCATCAGCCACACAGTGACGACCGGCACGGCAACCTCCAGCGTCACGGCCCAGCCGACCGCTGCGATGTCGCCTGTGTTCGGTGTCAAGAACGGTGGCGCCAACGTCGAAACCCTCTACATTGACTGGCTCAAGGTCTTTGTCGAGAAGTGACCTCTCTCTCCTCCCGCCTGCCGATCACCCCGTAAGGGGGCCGCACCACCCGGCAAGGCGAACAGGACTCGGGGTGTCGAAAGACGCCCCAGTCTTTTCCGATGACGACGAACCTGCAAAGTTCGATGTCCTTCGAGGATCTGATCCTCAACTGCGCCGAGCGGTGGGGCAAGGCCGACCAGTCCGGTTCTGTCCCCGCCCTTCCAACCAACGAGGCCGATCTCGCGCTCATCAAGCGGAAGATCAACGACGGGTATCGGGCCTTCCTCGCATCGAATCCCAAGTGGCGGTTCGCGGAGCAGGATGTCACGATCCTGTTCTACCCGAACGGAGACGGCCCGCTGAACATCGAGGCCGACGCCGGCCGCTACCGGATGCCCGAGTTCATTGGCTCGACGCCGCTGGGTGACTGGACGTTCGCCGGCGACTCGACGCCGCGGTCCCGGGTCGTCACGATGGACTACGACATCGTGCGGAAGCACCTGGACATCGGCGGCTCGTCAACGGGCGTGCCCTGCTACGCGGGCGTCGGACCCATGAAGTCAACGGACAAGGAACAGCCGCGGATCTGGGAGGCGGTGTTCTTCCCGCGTCCGTCCCAGACCTGGACCTGCAGCGCTCGTTTCCGCGTGACGAGTCACAAGCTGGTGAACCTGACCGACCGGCACATCGCCGGCGGCGAGCACGATGAAACCCTGATCCGCTTCTGCGACTGGGAGTGGTTCGGGGATGACGCGGAGGACCAGTCGATCTCGGATAAGTACGCCGGACGCCGCAATGAGGCCCTGATGCGCTCGATCGCTCTCGACCGTGAGATGAGCGGGCGCAGGCACGGCAAGGTGACAAACCTCGGCAACGGCCAACCGGACGCTTGGAAGCGCCCGCTCGGTTCGATCACATACGACGGTGTGCCCATCTAGGAGATTCCCATGCACGGCAACGCGAACCCCCGCAATCTCGAGCAGGTCATCAATCAGTCATACCCCAACGGCGGGTATATCCAGAAGATTTGCGACCTCGATCTCGGTCAGGCGTGGTCGGCCTCCGACAACCTCCCGATCCTGGGTGGCAATCCTGTTGGCGCGGCGGCTGCTGCCTTGACCTACGCAGCGGTCACTTCTGGCCGCGGCCTTGGGATCTCGTGGGGCAACAGCGCCGCGACGACCCTCAAGGCGGGATGGAACTTCCAACTTCCCCTGAACTACATGGCCCGGCAGGGCGCCAGCACGAGCGGCTATCTCCGCACGGTGATCTTCGCCGATGTGACGATGTACGCGACGACCACGGTTCAGCCGATGGTGGCGAACCTGCACCGCAACGCTTCCAGCACCGCTGCCGGCACCTCGGGCTACGGCTCTGCGGTGGCGTGCGATGCCAACAAGTCGGCCCCGCTCTCGACGGCCGGCCCCGGCACGGTTCGCTTTGTCTGGACCAACCCGGCCGGCGCGCCCGGCGACATGATGGGCATCACCATCGGCCCGGTGTCGCAGCTTGGTGGATCGGACACGGTTGTCCTGCACGGCGGCACGGTCTACGCGATCTGCCATGCCTGCACCGCCGACCGCTCACTCCGCGACAGCATCAGGGGATAACTCGTGGACCGTAGACCCGTCCCAGCACTTCGCGGGGCAACCAGCGGGACGGCGTTCAAGTTCATGCCGCCCGATATGGCTCCGCTCGCCGCGCTTGAGAACTTCCGCGGCTGCGACCCCGCAGGGAGACTCCGCGGCGGGCGGCGGCCTTGCTGGGAGAAGGCGTTCACGCGCCAACTCAAGGCAGCGCCGGTGCAGGCGGTCAACACGATTGCCCGGGCCGCGGCCCAGACCGGATTCTCGCTCGGCGAGTGCGAGGATGCGGCCGATGTCGTCTCGATCCGCTCGGACCCACTGAACGGGAATCTCGCGGCCCTGGACGATGTGCCGTCGATGGACTGGTTCAGCTACGTCGATGTCACGGGCTACGGCGGGGCGGCTACGAACGGCTGCAACGCGGTGGCCTACGACCCGGACGGCGAGTTCCTGATGGTGGGGACCAACTTCGATGTGGCCGGCGACGGTCGTCTCCTCATCCAGCGGTTCAACAAGAACGGGAACCCCGAGGCCGCATCAGGCTTCTTCGCGCTGGGGTTCACCACGTCCGTGAACGCGATCTGCGTGTGCAAGCTCTACACGTTCGTCGCCATCGCCAACACCAACACCGCGGCCGGGGCGCCCAAGCTGCTCGTGTACCGCAACGACACCATGGCGCTCGCGGCCTCCACGGATCTCGATGGATGGGCGAACGAGGCGATCGGGCTCGCCCGGTACATGGACGCCGCGGGGCGAGAGTTCGTGTTCGTCGCGTTCTCGGGCGCTGCCCGGGCGGGCACCTACAACGGCGGGATCGGCTCGGGCGTGATCCAGGCGGGCCGGTGGGCCCAGCAGTTCCGGTCGGGCATCGCCAAGTACCAGGTGGACACCGCGGCCTACGGCGGCTCGGTCATCACCAAGCGGTCCTACGGCACCCAGCTTGCCACGTCGGCGCCATACTTCGAAGCCGCGCACGGGTATTGGCGGCTCTCAGAGCAGACTGAATGGCGTCCGCATGGCGGGCTCATAACGGACATCGCGGCCGGCGCGGACGGCTCGGTCTACTTCACCAAGTGCAATCAGGGGTGGGGCCCGAACAACGGCTCGACCTTCTTCGAGCCCAGCGGCAACACCGAGCCCTATGCGACGGTCGGGAAGATCGACGCGAACGGCACGCTCCTGTGGATGGCCGACACCGACTCGATCCGCGAGCTTGACGACCTTGGGTTCTACAACGACCTGCCGTTCCCGGGCGACACCGCGCCGGACCCGTCGCTGTCGGCGATCGCGGTGGACTCGGATGGGAACTGCTACGTCGGCGGGCGGCAGAACCCAGCGACGGCTTCGGTGTTCTCGCTCGACAAGGACGGGATCAGGCGTTGGGAGGCCAACGTGATGGACACGACGCGATCCGTGCGCGAGGGCGGCGCGGTGTTCGATCCGACGACGGGGCGGGTCTGGTTCGCGGGCGACCGGAACGATCAATGGGACGGCGCCGCCGGCCAGTTCGCCCACCTCTGGAGCCTCGACAAGAACACGGGTTCGATCCGGGTTGCGTGGGACATCAACGAGAACGCTTCGGCCCTGGCCGTCGCGGTGTCGGGGGCTGGAAAAACGTACTATGGAACCGATTACGTCTCTTGAAAGGACCATCGTGAAGCACCTATTTCGCCTCTCCATCCTGACCATCGCTCTGGCGGCGCTCATCACCTTCGGCCCAGTTGGGTGCGCCAAGCCCCTGACGCCCGAGCAACGCGCCGCGGCTCTCCAGCAGAACGCGGAGACGACCGAGGCCGCGACCCGCGCCCAAGCGGAGGCCGAGGAGAAGCTCGCCGCGGCGACTGCGGCCGGCAAGCTGGACGAGGTGAAAGCCCTCAAGATCGAACTGGGGGTCTACAAGCACGCCCTTGAACTCGCCAAGGCGGACAAGGCCGCGCTGGAGAATCCCAGCGCCACCGGCGGGTACAACTGGCTGAGTTTCCTGTCGTCCATCGTCACAAGCCCATCGGTCGCCGGTTCGCCGGCCAGCGGCGCCGTGACGATCGCCAGCCTTCTGTTCGGATTCTTCCAGCGGCGCAAGGCCATCACAGCGGCGAACGAGGCCGCTGCGCAGACCGAAATCAGCCATGCCATCGTGAACTCGGTTGAGGCTGCCAGCCCATCGTTGCTCACCACCCCGGAAACCAAGAACCGGCTCGCCCGCGTCGAAGGCGCGGCGGAGTTTGTTGAAGCGGCCAAGTCCAACTGACCCATACACGCGGGCGGTAACTGGTGACTCGGGAACCGCCCTTTATGACGCACCGTTCGGAGACAACCCGTTTGCGTGAGGACATTCACGAAGTCGTTGCAGCCCACACCGCTGACATCGAGACACTTCGTGAGGGTCAGGAAAACCTCAGAGTTGAGTTACGGTCAGGGTTCGCCGACGTTCGGCAGGACATCAAGAGCATCGCTGTCGCCAACAACGCACGCGGCCGGACGAACTGGAATCTCATCCTCGGGCTCGCGGGCCTTGGTGTTCCTGTCATCGGCGCCCTGTTCTTCATCATCTACCGCGAGATGGACCACGCGGGGGAAATCCAGTCGATCCGTCACGGCTACCTCGAACGCGACGTGATTCACGCAAACGCCCAGATCGACGAGGTTGATTCCCGCATCACCGTCGCCGAGCAGCAGATCAAGAGCAACGGCGAGAAATCGGAATGGCGGAAGGATGCGCTGGACTCGCGGATCGACGAGTTGCAACGCTGGATCGCGCAGGAATACCGCATCCGCTCAGGAGTCGACATGCCGCGGGCTGAACCCGTGAACCGCGGCCCCAACAAGAGCAGCGACAATATCGACCACGTTGTGAAGTGAGAGACCAATGGCGTCAATCAGCAGCACCAACCTGGCGAAGATGGACCTTGAGGCCCTGTGTGTGGCCGCGGCGTACTACCTCGGAGAAGTCGATCCGCTCGAGTCGATCGACTGGCACGCGGTCGCCGATCCGCGCTGGTATCGCTATCGGTACTGGTTCTGGTGGCTCCAAGGCATCGAGCCGCCGCCCGGCACCGCGCCGCCCCACATCCGCGTGTGCAGCACGAGCGGATCATGGCGCGATGCTCAGTACCTCCTCAACGGCGTAGAGGCCGCGGCGTCGATCACCGCGGATAATGAACTGACGTTCGAGACTCGGATGCGTAACGCCTTCGCCGTCCTGTGAGGGTTCAATGGGTGTCTGGACACGTTCGGCAACCGGGAAGTACACGCTGGTCGGCACGGGCCGGACGGCTGCCATTGTCGGGCAGGAGCTTCCGGCCGAAACCGCGTTCACGCTGCAACTCGCGCCCTACGACCTTGGGCACAACGTCCTCGTCCTGATCGCGTCCTCGCTTGACGGCCGATCCGCCTTCGAGGTGGGCGTGATCGGGGCGAACATCGTGATCCGGTCGGTCGAGTTCGGCGACCCCGCGACGGTCACGGTCCACGACACGGCGGCGCATAGCCTCGCGGCCGGGGTGCCGTTCTCGCTCGAGGTGCGGATGGTGGCGGGTGTCATCGAGGCCCGGCTGAACGGCGCGACCTCTGCCATCGTCAGCTATGACAACGGCGGGGCCGTCACGCCCCTATTCGTGGGGTTCAAGCACTTCGGATGGGTGTCGAACGTCAACGGCGCGGAAGTCCTGCGCGCCCAGGTCTGCCAGCTTCGGCCCGAGCGGGTGAACCGGGCGGATGTCCTGATCGCCGTCTGCGGCGGGGATGTCTTTGGCGTCATCGACGGGGACGAGCCGTTCCTCATCAAAGCCCAGGTGTTCAACGCGACCGGGGATGTTTGCCTTGTCCCGCACGAACAGAAAATGTACGGGTTCGACGGGGCGCACGCCAAGATCATCGACCCGACCCTCTTCTCGGTCGAGAACTACATCCCGAACGCCGGGGCGCTGCCGGGCGCGACGGGCGGGGTGGATGGTTCCTGCCGCATCACCATCGCGTGCAGCTACCGCGGCCGACTCTGGTTCAACGACCTCGACAACCCGCAAAACCTCATCGCCACGGCGGTCAACGACGTGCTGGACCTCGACACGGGCGACAACGCTCTCGGGCACGCCTTCGGACTCACCGCGGCCAAGATCGGGCTGATCGGCGAGCCCATCACAGCGCTGTTCCCCACGACCCGCAACACGCTGGGAATCGGGTGCAACGCATCGGTATGGGAGTTGATCGGGGCTCCCGAGACCGGAACGCCCGAACTGTCGCAGATGCTCAAGGGGTCCGGGATCTCGGGCAAGGACGCGGTAACGGTCATCACCGATGGGCTGGCGATCTGCCACACGCCCAACGGGGCCTTCCTCCTGCCGGCCGCGGGCGCCCCAACGCCGCTCTCCGGCCCGGTCCTGACGGACGGGATCACGATCGACCGCGATGTCATCGACGACTACGCGGTCCAGGTCCGCCGCGACCCGCAGCGTCACACGGTCCACTTCTTCCTGACGCTCCGGGAGGCCGATGGGGTTGGGGAACACATCGCCTACGAGGAGCGGGTAGGCGGCTACGACCCGGCCCGCGGCGGCTGGCAGCCCGACACCATGCTCGAGCGGCTTGGCCCGACCGCCAGCACGCCCGAACCCTACCTCGGCCAGATCATCATCGGCACCCGCGACGGCTACCTGATGCGGCTGAACGACGACCTGAACGCGGACGACGGGGAGATCGTCACGGTACGAACCGCGGTCAGCCTCATCGACGAGCCCAAGATCCTCCGCGAGACCATCCTCTCGCGGTTCGTCTGCCTTCCCGGGGTGGGGGCCACGGTCAAGTATCGGGTCTGGGGCGCGAACACGCCGGAACAGGCATACGGCGCCGCATCCGGTCGCACCCTCATGCAGTCCGACGTGTTCACCAACGACCGAACGGCGGTGGACCGCAAGAGCCGGATGCCCGCCCTAGTGGTCGAGCTCTGGAGTGATGTCGATGCCCCGTTCACCATCGAAGCGGTGGACGCGGTAACGACCTCCGGCCGCATCCTGACGCGGGTGTTTACCACGATCAGCCTGCCGACCCCCTGCGAACCCAGCGTTTACGGCGTCTCCTCCTCCAGCATCTTCCCATCCTTCAGCAGCGGGCCGGGATTCAGCTCCGCGTTCTCGACCAGCGAGGGCACATTCCCCAGCCTCTCCAGCACGCCGATCAGCAGCACCGCAACCAGCTTCACCGAGACGATCCCGCCAGGGTTTAGCAGCTCGGCGATCCCGTCCTCGACAGCGCCGAGCAGCACCTCCTACATCGAAACCAGCTTCTTTGGCTCGGTCAGCGGCACGGCGCCGGCGACCCCGCCATCGTCGAGCAGTCTCACATTCACGAACTGCACGCTCTTGACCGGGCCGGTCGGGGACGACCTGACGATCTGTGTCACGACGGGCCTCGTGACGGTGACGGGCGGGGAGTTCCCACCAGGTTCGATCAGCAGCGATTCAGCCGCGGTCCCCGCCGACGAGGGCTGGACCGACATTCCGCTCCCCGAAGGGTGCATCGCCATCTACTGCTCCAGTTCCACGGGGAACGATGGTAATCCTGGAACGATCGCGCTGCCCGTGCGGACGATCGCCGAGGGATACAGCCGCTTGCGAGACGGGTTCGCCGACCAACTGCTCCTGAAGCGCGGCGACACCTGGAACGAGAACATCTACTGGCGGAAGAGCGCGAACAACGCGGGCTTCGACCTGATGATGGTGTTCGGGGCCTACGGCACGGGCAACCGGCCGCGAATCAACCTCTCGGGCGACTCGGGCATCAACATGACCAGCAGCACCACGGCGCGGGCCGGGTTCGCCATCATGTCGATCCACTTCGAGCCCGCGACCCCGGGCGGCACGAACTTCGCCGGCATCCAGATCCTCGACAAGTGGAGCTACTTCCTCATCGAAGATTGCTACGTCAAGAGCTACCCGGGCAACATCGGCATCCAGTCCAACAGCATCGTCGATCGCCCGCATCACTTCAAGATCCGCCGCTGCACCGTCGTCGATTCCTACGACACCGGCCCGGGCCACAGCCAGGGCATCTTTATGAACTACGCGGACAACTGGCTCATTGAGGGCTGCACGCTCGATAACAACGCGAGGAACAAGGCCGACGAGTTTTGTCACAACTGCTATATCCACGAGTCCTGCGGGTTCGGCACGTTCCGGTACAACATCAGTTCGCGGGCCTGCTCTCACGGTGTGCAGCAGCGCCCGGGCGGCACGAACGAGATCAACGTCTACCTTGGCAACCCGATCAACTGCTACGTCTCGCGGTCGGATGTCAACCCGACGAACACGACGGTCTGCCGCTACAACGTGATCGGCGACTCGCGGGATATTCGGCCCGGAAGCGACCCGTCCCCGCTTCTCCGCGGCTCGGGCATCGAGATCAGCGACACCGAGGGCACGCTCCTCGTGCATCAGAACCTTGTGATGCACCAGGTCAACGGCAACGACAACATCAACGGGATCGCCATCACGAACTGCCAGGGCGTGACGCTCTCCCAAAATATCCTGTATAAGTGGCAAGACCCCGACTCCTCGAACTGCGAAGGGCTGGCGTTTTTCAACAAGTCCACGACGGGCACACCGCACATCGTCAGCGGCAACAAGTTCAGCCAGCCCGTGCGCGGCCGCGTCCTCAAGCACGAGACGACCGCGGCGTGGACGGTCGGGCACTTCACCTACAGCGGCAATACCTATTACGGCGCGGACACGAACATCGTGGTGGACAACGGGACGGGCTACACCGGGGCCAACTGGATCGCCCACATCAGCGAGTCCGGGGCGGCGACGACCAACCCGGCAACCTCGAACTGGGACCGAACGATCCTCACCTACTCGGCCAGCATCGGGGCGGGATCAACGCTCGACGCCTTCTGCAACTCCCTGCGGACCCAGCGCCGGTACAACTGGACCGAGGCCAAGACCGCCCGCTCGATCGTCAACTACTTCCGCATCAATGTCGGGTACGCCCCGCTGTGATATGCTGATGGGCTGATGGGTGCGACCGGGCTTGAACAGTTGAGCGCACAAGGCGGGACCGCACCGCTCTACTTCTACACCGCGCTGGGTGCGTCGATCCCGCTGGACGGGTGGTTCAGAGGCCGGGCGTGCTTCCTGATCTGCAACGGCCCGAGCCTTGCGGATGCGAACCTGGGTCTCCTGCGGCGCCCGGGCGTGATGACGTTCGGCATGAATAACGGCTGGTCGGTGTTCAGGCCGCGGCTCTGGACCTGCGTGGACCCGCCGCGGAAGTTCCATCAGGCCGGGTGGCATGATCCGTGCATCACTAAGTTCGTCCCGATCAACTTCGCGGGTATGCGGCTGCGGGTGAAGGATGCCGCGGGCAAGTTCCACGAGTCTCGGTATCTCGTCCGCGACATGCCAAGCGTGCTCTTCTACCAACGCAACTGCCGCTTCGAGCCCGCGGACTTCCTGGTCGAGCCCAGCGTCAACTACGGCAACACTGAAGCCCTCACCGACTCCGCGGGCGTTCAGGGCAAGCGGAACGTGATGCTGTCGGCCTTTCGCCTCATGCACGCGGTGGGGTTCAGGACGATCTACCTCGTCGGCGCAGACTTTCACATGGACGCCCGAAGCGGGTACGCCTTCAAGGAACACCGCGGGCGGGCGGCGATCGACCACAACCAGAACCAGTATCACGCGATGGCCGCGCGGCTGGAAGCTTTGCGGCCCTACTTCGAGTCCGAGGGCGTGAAGGTCTACAACTGCAACCCGACTTCGATGCTGACGACGTTCCCACACAAGCGCCTCAGTGAAGCCGTGGCAGAGGCGACGGCCCACGTTGATGTCCCAATGGACACGGTGGGGTGGTATGCTGCGGAGAAGAAGCCCCGCGTCATTGTTGGGGCGGAGGGTGGAGACTGATGCCGAGCCTGTACCCCGCGCGTTCGACGCCCGAAGAGATCGCGTTCGTCTGCGACACGATCCGCGAGCTTGGACCGAACAAGACCATCGTGGAGATCGGATGCTGGGAGGGCGGGCTGACCGTCGAGGCCGCGACTACGGCGATGGCACTTTGTTCTCGGTACGCCGTGGTGGACTGGTTCGAGGGATCGCACGACCTTGTACCCGATGGCGGCGTCGAAGGCGCGTTGCGGCGCTTCGAGATGAACATGAAGGCCAACGAACTGGATCAATATGTCAACGTGTTCGTGTCGGAGTCCGCTGCCGGCGCGGACAACTTCCTCGAGGTTGATCTTGCGTACATCGACGCGGACCATCGCTATCCCGCCGTGGTCGCTGACATCGCGGCGTGGTGGCCGGTGGTCAAGAGCGGCGGCTTCCTCGCCGGTCACGACTTCTGCCTTGGCTCGCCCGGCGTGATCCGCGCGGTCACGGAGTTTGCGATCCGCGAGAAACTGCCCGTCGAGTTCGGCGGGAGCAGGTTCCCCGTGTGGAGGATCAGGAAGCCATGAGAACTGTTCTCCTCACACCCACCCGCGACCGCCCGAAGTCCTTCGCGCTCGTTGAGCGGGCCATCGCGCGGCAGGGTGTGGACATCGACGCATGGTTCGTGGTGTCGGACGGCACGCGACACGAGGTCACGCAGGGGCAGCGGTTCATCGAGCGGACACGCCGCGAGGTTGAGGGCCATTCCCTCTGCTGCAATCTCGCCAAGGCCATCGCCGCGGCCGTGGATGCGGGTTTCGACAAGCCGACTGATCGCTTCGCCGTGATCGAGGATGACGACTATTACGGGCCGGAGTACCTGCACACAGTGACGGATGCGCTGGTCAACGGCGTGGCGCTGGCGGGCATCGCCCCGGCGCACTACTACCACCTGCCATCGCGGACCTATCGGTGCATGAGCAACCGGGCCCATGCCTCGCTCGGTATGTCCGCGTTCACGACGCAGGCGATTTCCTATGTGCTGGCGTGCTGCGCGGGTGGGTCGCCTGCCATCGACCTGTCGCTCTGGAAGAACCCGATGCTGTGCAAACAGCTCCTTCCCGCCGCGGCCAGCGACGGTAAACTCCTGCACGTCGGGTTCAAGGGCTGCCCCGGGACGCCGGGGATCGGGGTGGGGCACAAGCCGCTCCAGAACCCGGACCCCGATGGGGCGTGGCTGATCCAGAACATCGGCGGCGCGGCGGATGCGTGGTTGGAACTGGCATGAGCGATCGAGAACGCAAACTCCCGTCCTCGGTAAACCCAGAAGATCGGGGCGCGATCCGCAAGGCGTTCCACGACATCGGCACGCGGGTGTATCCCACGGCGCGGGTCAAGATCGAATCGACGGCGGAAGGCGCGACCGCGGCCAACACGCGCATGATCTCCGTGAGCGTGGTTGATCTTCAGGGCCAGCGGTGGGAAGGGCGGTGGATTCTCGTGGTCTACGTCACGACCGCGGCCGACGCCGACCCGGACGGCACGGGTAACACCGTGACGTTCGAGCCCAACACCGTGAACTTGGAGGAGCTTGTCGCCAACTCGGGGTATCTGGTGCTGACGAATCCGAACGGGATCGCCGTGTTCAACATCGCCATCGTCGGTGCGGCGACCCGGGTGGTTGCTGCGACCGTGCTGGGGCAGATTCAGGAATCCGACCCGTTGGCGTGGACCTGACCATGCACATCGTCATCGTGATAGGCCAGATCCGCAGCGGCACCAGCGCCGTCGCCGACATCCTGCACCACCTGGGTGTGCCGATGGGCGTGTCGTTTGCCGCCCCGATGCCTCCGGTGTGGCGGTTCGAGTGGGAGGACACGCCGATCGCCTTGACCCTCGCGCAGCACGAGTTTTTCCGTGATGCCTCGGTGCGCGGGGAGGGGTTGTTGACCTGGTTCCGGGATTACCTGTGGACCCGAGGCCGACACGCACGAGACACCTGGAAAACCGATCGGTGGGGGATGAAGCAGCCGCTTCTGGCCGTCTATGCTGATATGCTCTTACCGGAGCTGTCGCTCGCCGCGTCCCGGCTGACGATCATCCAGACCGTCAGGGACCAGGCCGCGATTGACCGCTCCGTCGATTCCGTGTTTCCGCCCGGCCTCCGCGAGAAGGCCCTCGCAGCGAACACCACCATCCGCGAACGCCTGCCCGATCTCCCCTGCGACTTCCGCGTGAACTACGACCTCATGGTCGTCCAGCCGCGTGAATGGGTCGAGCAGATCGCCAACCTTGTTGGCGTGCGTGATGCGGAGTCCATCGCCCGCGCGGTGGGCAGAGTTGGGGTTCCCTCATGGCATGGATCGGCGCACTCATCGGGGCCGGCGCATCAGCCGGTGGTTCCTACCTGAGCGGCCAGCAGTCTGGGCGGGACGCCCGGCGAGCCCGAGACTACTACGGCAACCGAACCGGAGAGGGCTATCAGCGGCTCCTCAATCTCCTGTACGGCTCGAACGCCCCGAGCGGCGAGAACACGGTCGGTCAGTGGGTGACGGACCCGACCACAGGACAGCGGACGTTCACGCCCGCGGCGATGCCCAACTCGGCGCCCAACGGATTGCTCGCGCGGCTGGGCGGGATCGGCACCGATTATCAGGCCGGGGCCGACAAGATCATGGGCGGGTTCAATCAGGACACGCAGAACCTCATGCGGCAGTATCAGGCGGGCACCAACCGCCTTGACGCGCTGGGGCAGGGCAACGAGGGCATGGCCCGTCAGTGGGGCGTGGGCCGTGAGAAGGTGATCCGCCAGGACGCCGCGGACTCCCTGAAGTCGATGAACCGGGCGGGTGATGCGGCCCTGAACGCGGGGGGCTTCAACTCTCCGACGATCCGGGCCAACCAGTACGCCGGCAACCAGACCCAGACGAACAAGGAGATGCAGCGGGCGCTGCAGGATCTTGGGGAAGGCCAGATCGACCGGCAGATGCAGGCGCGGACCAGTCGCATCGGCACGCTCGCGGGCCAACTCGGGCAGCAGAACACGTTCGCGGCCAACCGATCGCTCGCGGGCACGGAACTCGGGACCGGATTCCTGAACGCCAAGACCGCGTATCAGGCGGTGCCGCTCCAGACCGAGGCGCAGATGCTCACCGGCTCGATCGCAAACCCGTGGCTCGGGCAGAATACCAGCCAGTATTACCCGGGTCAGTCGGCACTCGGGCAGGCCCTCCAGACGGGCGGGAACGCCCTTGCGGGCTTCAGCTCGTACAAGATGGGCGAGAACAACAGCCAGTCGAATAATCAGCAGCTCATGGACTTCCTGCGGGCGTACCAGGCACAGCAGGGAGGCCGGTAATGGCGCGGCTCGCGTCGATCATCCTCCAGGGGTTGCAGGCCGGCGGCGCGGCGGGCAATCAGGACTTCCAGCAGAAGCAGCAGCTTCTTCAGATCGCCCAGCAGCTTGGGCAGCAGCACGGCGCCCAAAGGTTCTACGCCACCCAGTACGACCGCTTCAACCCGCCACCGCAGCCCGCCGCCCCCACCCTGACGGGCGCCGGGGCGTTCCAAGAGCCCGGGGCACCGCCCGACCCGTTCGCCCAGCAGAGCCAGCGGGAGGCCTCTCAGGGGGCGGCGGAGTACCAGTCGGCCCGCAATGCCTTCGCCAACGCCCCGCCCGAGGTCCAGCAGCACTACATCAGCGGGCAGGAGACCTACGCCCGGCAGCGTGGCATGGTCGAGCTTCAGCGGCAGCTTGCGGACCAGCAGCGGGAGAAGGATCTCGCGCTCATCACGCAGGCGCAAAAAGACGGCTTCACACCGAAGCACTCACCCCAAGTCGCGGCAGCCGCGGCTCGGCTCAGGATTCCCGATTCGTACTTCACAGGCGACCTGTCCGAAGAGGACATCCAGGGCGTGCAGGCGGGTGATCCGGCAGCCATCGCCCAGTTCTACAACACGACGCGCAAGGCCCCACCCGCGGCCATGATGCCCGGGCGGAACGGCACCGGCAAGCAGCCCGTGACGCCGGAGCAGGCTCAGGCTCGGCTCGACGCCATCCTTCCGGCGCTGGGAGATAAAGCCGACCCCGCGATCGTCGCAATCCTGCGGGATCGGGCGATGCGGGGAGAGCGGTTCAGCACGAGCGAAGTCATGGCAGCGTTCAATCGGGGCCAATCCGATGCCCGGTACAACAAGAAGCTGGAGCTTTCCGCGCTGCAGCGCGAGTACGAGGTGGCAAATCAGGCCGTTCGCAACAATCAAACGATGTGGAACAAGGCCCTCGAGATGAGCGGCATGGACCAGCAGCGGGCATCGGAGAAGTACCCGAAGCTGATCCAAGACCTGAACGCGGCCAAGGCCAGCCGGAACGAAGTCTTGGGCGAACTGCACGA